ATGGGCGCGATGAAGGGAATGCTTACAGCGAAGGGACTGGCCGCTTTGCCGGTCGGCGAATGGGCCTCCGATCCGGCCCCGCGTGGCACCGGCTGCCTAGACGTGCGCAAGCTGGCCGGCGGGCAGCTGCGGTTCTACTACCGGTACACAAAGGCCAACGGGCAACGCGACCGCCTGCTGATCGGCACGGGCTTGGCGCTGACCGCAGCGCGCGAGGCAGCGGCGGCATTGTCCCGTCGGTATCAGGCCGGAGACCGGGATCTGCGCGATTCGATGGCCGAAGAAGCAGCGGCAGTGGAGCGTGCGAAGGAAGAGGCGCTGGCCGAGGCGACGCGCCGATCAGGCGCCACCTTGGGCGCCCTGATGCTGGCCTATGCCCAGAGCCTGAAGGACGCCGGCAAGGTGTCTGCCGCCGCCACCCGAGCATCCATCGAGCGCCACATCGAGAAACCGTGGCCGGCCCTGTGGGCCCGCCCTGCATCCGAGCTGGAGCTGGACGACCTGATCCCGATCCTGTCGCGCCTGGTGCGCGGCAAGAAAATGCGCGAGGGCGGCAAGGTCCGGTCGTACCTGCGCGCAGCCTACGCGGCGGCCATCGCCGCCAAACAGGACGCCGCCGCCCCTGACGCGCTGCGTGCGCTCAACGTGTCCAGGAACCCAGCGCGCGACTTGGCCACGCTGGACAGCGGGCAACCGCGCGACCGAGTTCTTTCGGTGGCGGAGCTTCGGGCCTACTGGCGCAGGATCGAGGCCATCCCCGGGCGGCCAGGCGCACTCCTGCGGTTCCACCTGCTGACCGGCGGCCAACGAATCGCGCAGATGATCCGGCTGCAATGGTCAGATCACGACCACGACGCCGACACCGATACCGGCTCCGTCCGCCTGCTCGACATCAAAGGCCGGCGGCGCCTGCCGCGCGTGCACCTGGTGCCGCTGCTTCCCCGCATAGCCACGGATCTCGAAACGTTACGCGGCGACGGTGAAGGGCCGCACCTGTTCTCGCTTACCGCCGGCAAGAAGGCAGCCAGCTATGACGAGTTCCGGGGAATCATGGACCCGGTGGTGGCCAGCATGGTGGCTGCCGAGGAACTGGCGTCGCCTTTCACGCCAGGCGACCTGCGCCGCACAGTGGAAACGCGGCTCGCGGCGTTGGGCCTGTCCGAGGAAGTTCGTGGCCACCTGCAGTCCCACGGCCTGAGCGGCGTCCAGAAGCGGCACTACAACTTCTTCGAGTACGACGCGGAGAAGCGCGCTGCCGTAGAGGCGCTGCTTGAACTGCTCACCGGCGCGGGCGCCACAGTGCTGCAGATCCGCAAGGGAGCAGGCCTCTAGAACGGCAGGTCATCCGGCAGGTCCAGTCCTGCCAGCCGGCTGGCGGCGCGCTGGTTGCCGCTGGCCGCCTGCCGCAGCCGTTGTGCACTTCGCTGCCGGCGTGCACGGGACCGCCAGCTCCCCGAGGTATCCCGCTCGAGGTCGGATGCCTGCTGCAGCTTGGCCGCAGCCTGGGCCTCCAATGAGGCCTGATCCTTCTGCCATTTCGCCATTGCTGCAGGATGCCCGCCCCCTGTCGCGGAGGCCGCGACTGGCATGCCGCGGCGGCCGCTGCGACGGAACACGTTCAGCAACCGGACGCTCCACGCTCACGGCCAGCTGTTAGTAATTGTACTAAGATGCGTGCCGTCTCGACTCGTGAGACACGCCGCTCCCAGAGTACGCCCATGCAGTCCCTACCCTTCCCCCACACCCTGGCGCAGCCCATCGGGCCCGCGCTGATCGACGGCCCGGCGCATTTCGTGCCCCTGGCAGCAGCGCGCGCACGGCTGGGCTTCCCGTCGCCGGCCGACGACTTCATGGACGATGCGATCGACCTGCATCGTCTGCTGGTGCGCAACCCCGCCGCCACCTTCTTGTACCGGGCCGATGGCTGGTCCATGAGCGGCGCCGGCGTCAGCGATGGGGACATCTTGGTGGTGGACCGGTCGGTCACGCCGCTGGCCGGTGACCTGGTCATTGCCATCTGGGACGGAAACCAGCCCACCTGCAAGGTGCTGCAGCTGTTCGAGAGCCACATGGAGCTGCACTCGGCCAACCCAGACTTCCCGCCCATCGTGCTCGAGCAGGCCACCGAGGTTGAGGTGTTCGCCGTGGTCGGGGTCGTCCGCCAGATCAAGCGCCGGGGCGGCCGTGTTCGGGCTCGTTGACGGCAACAACTTCTACGCCAGCTGCGAGCGCGTGTTTCAGCCGGCGCTGCGCGGTGTGCCGCTGGTGGTGCTGAGCAACAACGATGGTTGCGCGATCGCGCGCTCGGCAGAGGCCAAGGCGCTGGGCATCAAGATGGGCCAGCCGGCCCACGAGCTGAAGCACCTGGTGCGACGCCACGGGCTGCAGATGCGCTCGGCCAACTTCGGCCTGTACGGCGACATGAGCGCCCGCGTCGTGACCATCTTGCGAGAGGCCGCGCCGCGGGTGGAGGTCTACAGCATCGATGAGAGCTTCATCGATCTGGAGGGTGTGCGGGACCGCGAGCGGTTCGCCCGGGATCTGCGGCAGCGTGTGCACCGATGGACCGGCATTCCCAACTGCGTTGGCATCGGGCCCACGAAGACCCTGGCCAAACTGGCCAACAAGGTGGCCAAGAGCGCCGACGGCGTCATCGACCTCGGGGACGCCGGTTGCCGCGACGCGGTGCTGCGCAGGTTCCCGGTCGGGGATCTGTGGGGTGTGGGCCGCCGGCTGGCGCCGCGGCTGGAGGCGATGGGCATCACCACTGCCGCCGCGCTACGCGATGCGCCGGCGGACGACATCCTGGCCTCCTTCGGGGTGACGCTTGCGCGCACCCAGCGCGAGCTGCAGGGCCACCCCTGCATGGAGTTGGAAGAAGTGGAGCCGGATCGCCAGCAGATCATGGTCAGCCGATCGTTTGCTGACCGAGTCGAGGACCACGACGCCGTTGCCCAGGCGCTGGCCACCTTCGCCGTGCGCGCCTGCGAGAAGCTGCGTGCCCGGGGGCTGGTCACCGCCGGCGTGTGGGTGTTCGCACAGTCCGACGTGTTCCGGCCTGAGCTTCGGCAGCACAACGCCAGTAGGACCGTGGGCCTGCCCGCGTCCACCGCAGACACTACCGTGGTGCTTGGCGTCGTGCGCAAGCTGCTGCGAGGCCTGCTCCGCGACGGCATTGGATACAAGAAGGCCGGCGTGGCGCTGCTCGATCTGGCCCGGCCAGATGAACTGCAGGCGGATCTGTTCGGGCCGACGGTGGTCGGCAACGAAAGGCTGATGGCCACCATGGACCAGATCAACCAGAAGTTCGGGCGCGGCACGGCCGGCCTTGGCGCATCGGGTTGGCAGCCACGGCCTGCGTGGGGCATGCGGCAGCACATGCTCTCGCCGAACTACACGACCTCCGTGCACGAGATCCCGCCGGCGCGATGCTGATGCACGGGCGGCAGTCACGGGCATGGGTTGATACCTGCGGCCGCCAGATGGAGGCCGCAGGGTTGTGCATCAGGCGAGGTCGACCAGCTGCCCCAGAACGCTCTCCTTCCACTTCAGCTGCTGCACGTCGGTGCCAGCGAGCTGCTTCTTGCGAACCTGCAGCAGCACGCTGAAGGCCCGGCCGGCCTCAGTCGGGCACCACAGCCCGTCGCGCTTCTCCTGAAGGCCGAGTTTCACCAACAGACGACAGTCGAGAGTTGTGCGCAGTTTAATCGTAAGGCAACAATAGACACCACCGAAGCCACGCACTTTCAAATGTCTCGCCATTCAATTCCGGCTGAAATCAAACGCTCCGTTCGGCAAAGATGCGGGTTCGGCTGTGTCATTTGCGGCGTCCCATTTTACGAGTACGAGCACATTGAGGAGTACTCAAAAAACAGGTTGCATGAGGAAGCAAATCTCACCCTACTGTGCCCAACACACCACGCTCTAAAGACCCGCGGATTGATTCATCGAGAGCAAGTACAACAAAGCAACAATAATCCATTTAATAGCGGAGCACCGAAGACCGCTCCCCTCATTATTCCGGACACAAAAGCTTTTTCACTTTTAATCGGCAGCGTTGATTTTCAAATAACATCACCCTGGCCGGATGCAGCAGCAACCGCTTTAATGATCAATGGGCGTGACTACATTACAGTCCATCGCGACGAGGGGCTGGAGACTATTTCAGCAGTTTTCACCGATGAAACGGGTAAGGCCATCACTCGCATAGACCGCGGCGAACTGACGCTTTACAACAACGTATGGGACCATGACCAAAAGGGCCGAATCTTCCGAAGCAGACGAGGCCCGCGACAGATAGATGTCGAATTCGAGTATCAAGCCGGCCTACTCAAGATAAGACGCGCCAATTTCTTCGACGCATTCAGCCTCGATGGCTTCAAGGTAGAGAATGATCTCTTGACGATGCGCAAACGCGGCGCTGATTCTTGGCTGAAGAACATGGTGTGTCGAGGCCGAAACGGCATCGGCATCTGGAACTATAGGCTACTGCCGGAAGATCAGATGCCGACTGGATATGCCCTGCTAAACGAGTAGCTTTAATCTAACCAAGACGCGAGACGCGCACCCAAGTATCGATGCTCTCGCAGCCCTGGGTGGACGTCAAAGGTTGCGGCACTGAAGTCGTTCGCTGAAAGCCCCAGTGCACCCTGCACAGCATCGTCATAGAGCATCTCGGTGGAGACGTATGCTGCCCCGCATGCATACGCCGCTTCCCGCAGTGCACGTTGGGTGTAGCGCCAGTTCCCGTAGGTATTCGCCGTATGCAAGTCGCGGGCGTTCGGTCGGAAGCAACCCATCACAATCACCGCGGCGCCAACAGCCTGGAATGCCTGACAGATAGCGATGATGTTTGCCCGGGTCGATGCCTGACCCAGCTCGTTCTGGCCGAAGCCCACGATCACGAGGTCACCCGCCCCTGCGTCGGCCACTGCGGCGGAAAGCCTCACGCTGTCCTGCCCCTGATAGGTCGCATTGGCGGACGTGGTTCCCGGAATGCTCCGATTGCTCAGCGTCACAACGCTGCCATATCCAGCCTGCATGGCGCGCACCATCTCCCACACCATGCCGAAACGAGTGTGCACGGCGCCGGCGCCGTCCCCCGTGTCATATACCTGGACCGTGGCAAGGACATCGGCGCCGTAAGGAGGGTTGGCCAGTAGACCGCCCACGTCCTTGCTGCGGTCATGAAACACCGTATTCGCAGTGGAGCGCACTGCTGCAAGGTTGTAGGGGCCACCCATCTGCGCGAAGTTGCTATCGCCGTAGGCCAGTACCTTTAGCGGCAGTGCCTGGCGCAGCTTGCGCAAAGCCGGCCTGAGCAGCTTTCGGTTGCGTTCCACCTCAGCACGGTGCTCTGGAAGCGACTGCCGCTTCACACCTTCTGGGGCGTTGTCCCAAAGCGGCAAGATCACCTTGGCTTCTACGTCCACCGCAAAGAGCGGTAGCTGACCCACACCAGGCGCGGGTACGAACTCACTGGCATCTCGCACACGCTCGGTGCCCGTGAGCACCGACACAACACCGGTCAGTGGGGTGTAGACGACCAGATCATAGCGCCGCGCCTTCCAGGTGTAGCTGACCAGGACATCCCGTTCCGCACCGCTGGTGCCGGGCAAAGAGAACGCGCCCAGCCCCGGGATCGCCCAGTAGTCCGTGTCCAGAACCAGCGTACCGCCAGTGCCAGCATCCTTGACGATCACCCCTGTCAGAGCCGCGTGCGCCACACGATCGCGCATGTAACTCCACGTCTTCGCACTGCCGGCCGCCGGCCGCAGCGTGAGCGGTTCATCAGTCACGGTGGCACCAGCCAGCGCCGCAAGGCTCACCGTGGTGTCGAAGTTATGCTTTCCGCCGCTCCTCGCAGCAATGCCCTTCAGGCGAACACCCGCGCCCTGCCAGCGAGCGGTGGCCTCAATGATCGAGTCGCCCAACCAGATGTCGGCACCCACGTCATCACGATCGAGCTGATAGCCGGTGAGGGTCAGGTCGTACGCGAACCGGTAGGTGGTGGACGATGCACCACTGGACCATGACGACAACGGCCCGCTGCGCCAGAACTTGCGGTACTGATCGGCAACCAATCCCGCCACGCTGTGATAGGTGATCGCCGAAAGCAGTCGTGCCCCGGCCGCATCCTGCGCCTCCACGACGAGGTAGTACATGGTTCCGGATTTGACGGTGAAACGCGACAACGCAAGATTCACCGTCGTCATCGACGGAGCGCCAGGCACGATTCCCAAATCATCAACCGTGCCTTGGGCACTGGCCTCCAGCACATCGCCAGTGAAACCAGGCGCCTGCGCTTCCCACGCTGCGCTACGCGGCCGAGAGTACAGCCATACAACCACCTTCGCAGTCCCTGCCTCCACCATCAGCGGGATGCTCACGCCGTCAGCAACGGTCGCGGCAGGCACATCCAGACCACCGACAATGCCGACGGCCCAGGTGTAGCGCCCGTTGGCGATCGTAAATGCGCTCTCGCCGGACAGGGCAGCCACAGTCTGAGGAGCGCTCGGAATCAGCCGGTCGATTGCAGCTTGGAACGTCTCCAGCGACGACGCGCGCGCATCCAGGTCGGCAGACTTCACGAGCCGGACCGCACCCACGCTCCAAGCAATCGCGCTCCCCGCGCCCATGTTGCTCCAGAATCCAGCACCGGGAGACGAACGGTAGTAGCCCATCCGACGCTGGGTGAGGCCGGTTGTGCTCAGGTATCCCAGACCCATGGCCACGGATGCACCGGCCGCGTTCCGGGAATCCAGAGTGACAAGATAGGTGTATCCCTCCTCCGCGATCACCACCGGGAGGGGAACCCATACCAATGCTGCAAGGCCAACGGACAATCCAAGCTCCGCGATCGGGATGGACCTGCTTGCTACAAGCAGATCACCTGCAATACCCGGGCCTGCGCGGTCTTGGGTGCCCACCGCCAAGGATCGACGCCAAATCGACACGTGCAAGGTTGCGGCCTCCGCCACAACCTGAAGCTGTGCCCGGATGCCGTCAAAGCTGCTTCCGGCAGCGAGGTCAGTCCCAACATCGAAAGCCTGTGTCCACGACGAGTAGCCGACACTCGATGCCACCAGCGCCGTAGGCGTGCGGGTGACCAGAAGGTTGTACAGATTGGAACGGATGGCGTCGGTGAGAGGGTCGATCTGTCGAATTGCAGGCAGACTTTCACGCTCCAAGCTCGAGAGGTCACTGGCATTTGCTTTCGTGGCCAGCATGTCCTCGCGGAGGAACTGCCAGCCAGAACCGTCCCAGCGGTACTGACCTGCACCAGCGCCAGTGGCAACGAATGCACCCTGGCCCTCGTAGGCTCCAATCTTTGTCTGCAGCTCACCCAGGGTTGCCATGTAAATCGCGCTGGTGGACTGCCCAGATTTGAGAGCATCGATCTCAGCCTGCGCGGCTTTGGGAGTGGGGAGATCAGCAATCGGAAACGCCGCAAGGGATTCCGACGTTCGGACCACGCCCACCAAGGCATCGGTCCGCCCGGCAGCTCGTTGCGGAAGGTCTGCCGCCGGAATGATCTGCCGGCCATCAATCGTCGCCATTTTCTCTCCTACAGAACGGCCGAGGCATCGACGGCCCCGGTATCAATGTTGGCCAGGGCAAGCGCCTGGCGGATGCTCACGTCCAGCAACACCTGGTTCGACCAGGCGACCAGCTGCGGCTGCTCCCCGAGAAGTGCCAGCAGCACATCCCGGGCGACGTCGTCGGCCTTGGCCGGTCTGGGGTCGCTGTGCTGGAACTCGCGTTCGATGGCCTTGCCATCACCGCCGATCAGCGGCAAACCGGCATCGGTGATGGCGCGGGCCAACCCGCGGAACAGGATCTGCCCGCCCTGCAGTGTCCGGGTGCAGACCACCGCAACCAGATCACCGGTATCCAGCTCGACCACGGTCTGACCAGGGTCGACGGGAACACCGTCCTTCTTCACATAGCTCATAGCGGTACTTCCTCGAATGCCGGGTTTCTCGATCCACCGCTGCCGCCGCCACCACCGATGCTGCCGCCGCCACTGCCTGACCCACCCGCAGCGGGGAAAGTGATCTGCAGAGCGCTGATGGCCACATTGCCGTTGACGTTCGCCGTCTCCACGACGTTGGTGGTCACCCGCAGCTGCCGGCTGCCGCCCTGCAGCTGCGGATCGTTGTAGTAGAGGTAGACGGTGACCTTCTGCCCGGCCGTGCCGGTCAGGCTGGCGCTGCTGGCGGCGTAGGCAACCTGGACTGAGCCGATGACCAGCGTTCCCGCGGTGACGCTGATGGTGGCCACAGAGGCGCCTGCGGCGTCGCTCGCTGCGGCGAACGTCACCGACGTGGCCATATCCCACATGGACTGCTGGTTGCCGATGTTAGGCAGCGCCGCCGCGCCCACGCGGTTGGTGTCAGGTACATTCACCGCCACGTCGACCCATTCCGAGGCTCGCCCGTTGACGCCGATAGACCGCATCTGCAGGTCGTAGGGGGTGCCGCGCTGCAGCTCACGAACGACGAACACCTGCCCGGCCACCTGGCTGCGGTACTGCCACGCCGTGTCCGGCGCACCGACTTCACGGAAGCGCAGCTCATACGAAGCGATCGCAACCGTCACTGGAGCATCTCCACTGTGTTGTAGCCGTGGCGCGGGGCGGTGCCGATCCGCACCACAGCGGTGGGAATGCCCGCATCGTCCACCTCATCATTCACCGGGTCAGATACCGCCACGGTGACCTTGGGCGCTGCCGGGATACCGTAGTCGCGGCCGCTGATCTCGCTGACGATCCCTTCTGGCGGGTTCTTCCAGTAGGCGTCCACGCGCTCGTCGTACGCCACCGCGGTGAACGAGGACGACAGGTCTTCCGAGTAGCGCACGCCGGTGATGATCAGCGTGGTCATCTCCAGGCCCCGCTCACCCACTACCACGCGATCACCGACCACGGCCCCGGCTGGCCGGTTGTCCGTGTAGAACGTATCGCTGAACGCGCTGTGCGGCCGGCAGTTCACCTTCCGCTTTGCGCCGCCCGCCGTGCGGGTCTGCAGGCCGTAGAGCTTCAACGGGTCGGTGTATATCTCGGTGTCCAGCCTCACTGTGGCGCCATCAGTCCCTTCCGGGGTACCGTTGGCCAAGCTCACAATGCGGCCCCATCCGGTGCCCCACTCGGCAACGTCGTGCGCCACGTCCACGACATCGCCGCGGACAATGCCCAGGCCAGAGATGTCGGTGGTGAAGCTGTAGACCGTGCTGCGGTAGAGGCCCTGCGCCATGTGATAGCGAGCAATGCGCCACGCCTGCTTCGCCAGCATGGCCCACTCCAGCCGCAGCGTTTCGAACAGGGTCGCCGCCGGCTCGGTGGAGGGATTTCCCCGCGCGTCCATGCCGCGGTAGCTGTAGCCGTCCTGGACCACGATGATTTCGTCGTCCTGCCAGTCCGCGTCTGGGTTCTTGAACTGCACGCGCAGCGCGTGCGGCAGCTTGATGAACTGCCGGCTGCCGCTGAATTCCTTGATGTCCAGAGGCGACAGCTCTGCGGTTGCCAAGGAACTGTTCCGGTCGAAGACAACGCAGTAGCGGCCATCCCTGTTGCCGATGTCACCCAGGCCGCATGCCAGAACCTTGCTGAGCAGGTCACGAGCGGTCATCTGGGCATCGACCACCATCCGGCATTCCAGACCGTTTGCCGAGCAGTGCGCGGCGAAGTCAGCGAACGAGTTCAGGTCGATGCGGGACGCAGGCACGTGCTCGGCCAGCGCCTGGCATTGTGTCATCAGCCAGTACGCAATCCACGCCGGATTCCGCGTGTACTGGTTGCTCCAGGTATTGGTGCTTCGGTTGTAGACCGGAACCATCGACTTGGCCAGCACGCTGAAGGTCTGCAGGGTGCCGGACAGCTGGTCGGTGCCCTTGACGCGCACGTTGAGCTTGGACGTGCCGGTGGTGCTGGGAGAGGTGTAGCGGATGCTACGGAAGGAGGTCCAGATTGCCCCATCGGCCCAGGTCCGATTGGTCTGGTTCTTGCGTTCCACGCGGGTGACGCGCACCTCGTACTGGCCCGTGTCGACGTCCCACGCGATGCCCGAGGCGAAAGGATCACGGGTCTGGTCCCTGCTCAGGTACAGGCCCGGCGCCGGCGGCGTGGTCGGATACTCGCTCGCCCCAGCAGTCCACGTGCCGAGCAGCTTCGACAGCCGCGGCGATGGCGGCGTCAGCCAGGTGGTGGCGCCAACGCGGCGATACTCCACGCGCCACAGAACCCACATCGGCCAGCCCTTGTTGAGGGAGTCGCCGAACACCTTCAGGCCGTTCGAGAACAGCAGGTCGAGGCTGATCGCGTCCACGCCCTGTGCTGTCGTGCGCAGGACCTGGTCCCCCTCCGAATTCATGGTCGCGTTGACCGCCTGCTCGTCCACATCGTTGGTGTACAGCTTCGCGGCCGCACCACCGGGCCAGGACAGCTCCCACTGGAAGTCCTGATAGCTCTGCACCGGGGTATCACCTATCCGAAGATCGGAGATATTCAGCGCCCCGAAGCCGAGGTCGAACATGCAGCACTGGTAGGCGTCGTAGCCCACAACGTCGGTGTAGGGAATGGCAGCGTGCGTCGGGAAGAACCGGTGCTCGCCCAGGATCAACGGGATGGCGCCATACGGGTTGATCTGGTTGGAGCTGCCCGTCAGGGCATTCCATGACCGCTGTGCTTCAGACCCACCCTCGGTTGACATTGGCACGGCAACCAGGGCGTTCACGGCCAGCGACGCGGCGAGGGTGATGCCCGACGCGATCGCGTTGCCCGCAGCTGCGCTCCAACCCGCGCCCTTGGCCAGCGAGGCGCCCCAGCCCGGGGCGTAGTACGCCACCACGATCATCGCCACCGCGGCCAGGATCTGCCGCGCACCGCCCTTGGCCAGGCCCTGCCGCAGCACATCGACGCGCACGCCGGCCTTGGGCCGCAGTCGGGCCCACGCCTCGCGCGGCACCACATAGCCACCGACCCGAACCACAACGTCGGCGGAGATCTCCGCGCCGCCGGAGGCGTCCTTGAGCATCTGCAGCAGCGTCTGCCCGGGCTGGGCGTAGACCACGCCTGGCGCATCGAACTCGTGCCCCCGCAGGTGCAGCGGAACTTCATTCATCTTTCTTCCCCATGTAGCGATAGAAGCCAGCGATGCGCGCCTCCCACATGGGGGAGCCCAGCCGCTCGATGCGGCTGGTGCGGCCCAGCTCCACGTGCAGGAACTCGCCGCTGCCCATGCACACACCGACGTGCCAGGGCCTGCCGGCGCTGTTGAAGACGACCACGTCGAAGCGCTCCGGCATCTCGACCTTGGCCCAGCCGGTGGCATCGTCAGGCGCTGCCACGGCGGGCATGGGGATGCCCTGCTCCGCCAGCACCATGCGAGCGAACTCCCGGCAGAACTTGTCGCCCTGGTAGGAGATGCCGATCCACTTCCTCATACGAAAAGGCCGGGCGAGTTGGACGGCGTATAGCTCTGGGCAGGCACGCCCTGGTTGAGGAAGTCTTCCTGGTAGCCGATCTGCACACCCAACTCCATGATGTCGAAGTCCACCTGCAGCACGGCGAAGTTGAACGGTCCCATCTCCACCACGGCGGGCTGGCTCGCCAGCACGGCCTCCAGACGCACCTGCGGGCGCGGTCCCTGCAGCGCCTTGATCTGCCGGGTGATGTCGCGGTCGACGTTGTCGATGCGCAGTGCGACGTTCGGCGTTGCATCGTCCGTGTCGTCGGGGAACGATGCTTCGAACGGGTACGGCTGCCAGACGGTACTTCCCCGTGCCACGGGCTCGGTGTTGTTGACGATCCGGATCGTCTGCAGATCCGGATGGGTGATGGTGAGCAGGCACAGCCAGGTTTCGGCCGTGTCCTCCGCCAGAATGGATCTGGCGGCTGCTGCTGAGAGGACGCGTGGCATCAGGTTGTCGGCCAGTTGTTGGTGTCGTATATGTCGAGCAGGAACTGTCCGTCTGCGCTGGCGACGATCAGCAGGCTAAGTTCTGCCCGCCACATGTCCTGCCATTTGACGTAGCTGGGTCGCGCCGTGAATTTGTAGATAGCCCGGCTCTGACCCGCGCCAGACCACCGCCAGTCCCACCAGTAGAACGGGAGCACGCGCCGGGCGCTGATGTTGTAGAAGTCCAGCAACGTCTTCAGCTGCGACGGCTCCAAGTAGAGCCGGCACTTGAACGCTTCGAGAGAGCTGGTCCGGACCGGGCGCGATTTCGTCCCCGCCCCCATGGTTGATCGCATGACGTCCTCACCGTGTGGTGCGTAGTCCAGGCTCTCGTTCTCGGGGTCGGGGATGCTCGATGGCATGTAGAGATCAACCACCTCGGTTCCCCCTGTAGGTCAGGCCATACCGGCTGCGGAAGTCGTTGTCGAACGATCCGCCGCGGATCTCGCCCCGCATCAGTTCGCGCAGGGAGGCCCTGATATCGAGGTCGCCGGAAGGGCCAATCTCTGCCTGAGCCCCGCTCGAGTCACTCTTCACGCCGTCGATGTAGACGTTGACGTCACCGCGTACCATCCCGGCGGCTGCAGCGCGCGGCGCCCCCACCACGCCACTATTCGCGTATCCGCGCAGGCCAAGGCGCATCGCCTCCACGATCCCGACGCCGCCCGCGCGCGCGATGTCGGCCTGGGACCAGACCACCTCGCCCGCGTGAACGATGCCGCGCGGATCATGCTTGGCGCCGTCGCCGGTGTAGCCGCCGTCGGCCTTGCCGTTCCGCATCAGGCGCTGGAACAGGTCGTCGTTGATGGTCGACGTGCCTTGGGTGACAGCCGTGTTGCCGGCGGTGTTGATGGAACCGGACTGCGCCGCGAACGAGCCGCTGATCCAGTTGCCGATGCCGACGATGGCCTGCTTGATCTGGATCCGGGACAGGTCGGCCAGCACCGACTTCGTCAGGTCCGAGAAGCTCAGCTTGCCGGTGGTCGTAAACCGAACCCAGGCATCCTCGAATCCGCCGACGACGGTGGTGACGGTGTCGCCCATCTGCCGGGCATAGTTGCCAGCTTCCTGCTGGTAGTTGGCCCATGCCGCGCTGGCACCAGCCAACCAGTTGCCCTCGGCCAGGCGGAGATCCTCGTAGCCATCCTTGATCAACTGCAGGCGGTCGAGGGTCTTGGCCATCAGCGTGGCCCGTTCAGCTTCAAACGTCTCCTGATCCACCTGCCCAGCATTCAACTGCAGCTGCAGCTCACGGAGCTTGTCGGCCTGGTCAGCGTATGCGTCGTTGATGCGCTGCTGGATTTCGTATTCACGGTCACCCATGCCCACACGCTGAGCTTGGGTGGCGAGCTGCCGTTGCAATGCCTGATTGCTTGCGTTCAGTGCATTCGCGTAGGCGGCGATGACATTGGTCCTCGCCCTCATCGCCGCCGCTTCTTCCGTTGAAAGCACTTGGAGCGCGCTGGCGCCCTCGGTACGAATCTTCGTCAGACGAGCCTCAATTTCACCGATCTGGCGATTTACGCCGATGGCTTCCTTGCCAGCGACCGACTGCCTCTGCAGGTAGGCAACCTGCTGCTCCAGCGACTTTGACTGTGCATCCGTGTTCCTCTGCACCAGCTCACGCATGCGGCTGTAGTACTCAGCTGCGGTAATCTCACGTGCCGAGAACTGTGCACGCAGAAGCTGCGTGTTGGCAGTGATCTGGGCTTGTTCCGCGACAAGATCATCCTTGTAGCCCTGCAGGCCAGCACCGCGAGTCGCGGAGCCGTTACCGGCCTTCGGCTTTTCCTTGTACTTCTTTTCGATAGCGGCGACAGCTGCAGCACGCCGTTCCTCGATCTTCTTCACATCTTCGATCAAGCCAGCGGCTTCGGCCTGCCGCCGAACCTTCTCTGCCTCTCCATTGATCCGGGAGATCTCGTCCTTCTTCTTCTGCTCTTTGCTCGCCTGAGAATCGATGATGGCGTCTTGCCGCTGCAGGAAATCCGCGCTGGCGTCTTCTGCAGCCTTCACCTCAGCTTCCTTGCGTTCCTTGGTCAGATCGACGGCAAGTGCCTTGATCTTGTCCGATCGATCCTTGATAGACTTCTGCATCGCCGCCAGGGCGATGGGATTTCTGGCCAGCGGCAGGCCGCGCTGGTCGCCAGATGCCAAGGCATTCAGCTTTGCCAGCTCGCGCTGATTCTCCGCCAGGAGGTGCTGCATCTGCGCCGCGGCCGGCCCGAGGCCGACGCTCGACTGCATGGCGGACCAGGCCTTCGTGGCTTCGACCCAGAGTTCCTTGAAACCGGCGATGACCGGGTTCTGGCTGGCACGTACCTTGGCCAGGGCCATCACCGTCTCATCGGAAGCAGCACGGGTGATCACCGTCACCGCATCCTGATTGCGGCCTTGCTCCTGCAACGCCTTGACCTGCTCGTACAGAGCCACGGTCATGAAGTTGACCTGCTCGTTGAGCTTCTGCGCACCCTTGACCGGGTCTTCGGCCAGCTTCGCATACAGAGCGATGGTGTCTTCCAGCGCCTGGCCGCTGACCTCCTTCATGGCCACAGCCGCGTTGGCCACGGCCTGCAGATTCTGCGCCGCGATCTTGCCGTTGGATCCGACCGCCTGCGCCACCTCCGCGCCGGCCCCAGCGGAGACCTGCAGCGCGTCGCTGGTCTTCTTGGCCATATCGACCAGCGTCAGCGTGGTCGCGGCCGCCTCGTTGCGCGACAGCACCAGCGCCTTGGTGTAGGCCTGAGCCTGCTGCTCTGCGTCATACCAGGCGAACACCACCAGGCCCACGGCAGCAGCGGCAACCGTGTACGGGTTGACCATGTCCAGCAGTGCCGACGAGACGCCTTTCAGGGCCGGTGCCACGCCGCCGAAGCTGTCCTTGATCTGACCACCCTGCTGTACCAGCACGGTGAAGAAGGGCATGCCGCCCTGCAGGCTGGTGAAGATGTCGGTGAACTGCGCCGGCAGCTGCCGCATCGCCTGCGCGGTCTGGCCGGCCGAGATGCCCAGCTCACCGATGTTGTTCTTCGCCGGCAGCGGGCGAGCAGCCTCGGTGCGCACCTCGCGCAGCTGGCGGGTGAGCACGCCCAGGCCCTGACGGATGTCGGCCAGGTCCGCACTGATACGGACGCGCAGATTCGCTGAAGGCTCAGCCATGGGTCGTGGTTCCTTGATTCTTCGGCGCAGGGGCCTTGCCGCTCAGTTCGGCCTGGTACGCCTGCCATTCGCTCTGCTCGGCCCACATCGCGGTCCGGATGGCGGTGGCGGTGTGGGCGAGGCGCGCGCGCTCGCGCTCGTGCTCGTCATAGGCTGCAGCGGCGGTGTAGCCCCTGATCTGCGCCAGGGTGTACGTCATGACCTCGGCCCTGCTGTGGCCGCGGGCGATCAGGTACTGGGCGAGGTCGGCGAGCCCGAGTTCTCTTCCGCCGGCGGCCTGGCCTGCAGCAGCAGGCTCCGCAGGCGATGGGCGAAAAAATCCCGGTTCAACCCCACCACGGCCTCGAGCAGGCCCGCGATTTCGTCCAGGGTGCCGCCCGCGATCCACTCCGAATGGCGGCGCAGCGCTTCATCCAGCTCGGCGCCGGAGGTCCAATTCGCTTCGGAGCACGATGCCACCGCCAGCGCGGCGGCAAGATCAGCGCTGTCCTGCTCGAGCAGGTCCAGCAGAATGGCGCCCGTTGCAGCGGACGGCGCGCCTTCGACAGCGCCGACCATCATCGCCACCCTGGCGATGATGGTGCGGCTGGCCGTGATGAAGGGGCCGATCTGCTGCAGGCGGAGGGGCGTCACCGAGAGCGCCTGGCCACGGAAAGGGACCGTGCGCGATGGCGGGGTGATCACATCCAGATCCGCCATGGCTTACTTCTCCTGCTGCCAGTAGAAGTAGGCCGACTTGTCCGAGCCGGTGGCCTTGGCGGCGTCCTTCACGAGCTTGCCCGGCACGCTGCCGGCGCCGTACTCGTTGCCGATCAGGCCCATGCTCTCGATGACGCCGCCGGAGACCTTGTGCGCAACCATGCGCACCAGCTTGCCGCCACGGGCTTCGTTGGCGCCGTAGAACTGCATCTCGTAGTACTGCTGCGAGGTGACGGCGGCCTCGACGTGGCCAAGGTCCGCGTTCTTGTAGGTGACCTTGACGTTGGGCTGGCCCGCAGTCGCCGGCGCTGCGATTGCCGAGCCAGCCGGGATGAACAGCATGCCGCGCTCGAAGCGGTAGTCCTTGCCGGCCACGTAGGTATCGGTGCCGGTCACGGGCTTGACCGAGGTGATTTCGCTGGCCAGGCGCGACAGCGGCGAGAAGCGCTCCGGCGTGGCCACCACCAGCTCGTCGGCCACGGTGCCGGCGGCGATGCTGCTGGCCTTGCCACGGGTTGCGCGAGCGAAGTTCTCGGCGTTGAAGTCGTGGAAGGTGTAGTTGAGGTTGTAGCCGGTGACGCGATCGACGCTGTTGGCCGTGCCGCCGCCCGGGTTCTGGCTGTCGGCCAGCTCCAAGGTGGTGGTCTGGGGCGCGACGGTGTAGGCGGAAACGTTGCCGACCTCGAGGAAGGGGTCGTTGCTGTTCCACAGGCGGATCAGGACGATGCCGCTGCCCAGGTAGCTGTAATCTTCGGCCATGGTGGCTCTCCAGTTGGGTTGCCGCTGTGCGGCGGGTTATTTCTTGGGAATGTGGGACTGGTAGGTCATCAGCACGCCGACCCAGCCCGCGCCGGCCCTCTCCGGCATCAGCGGCTCCATGCCGACGTACACCGGCACCTGGATGCCGTCAGGGAAGTTGCGGGCGACCACTCGTGTGTCCAGTGCCGCCTCGATGTCGGTCACCAGGTCGTCCAGCACCTGCTGGTATTCCTCGGTGTCGGAGGGAACCTTGGCGATGACGCTGACCGTGGTCAGGCGGTGCGTGTTGACCTTCGACGGGCTCTCCGCTCGCAGCTGCTTCTCGATCACGGCCGTCAGCACGGCCTGGGTGTCCTGGTCACCGGGTTTCGGCTCCAGCGTCCACCCCGCGCCAGCGTCGGTCAGGTAGTCGTTCGCGGTGCTGATCAGCTGCAGTGTCTTGCCCATGGCCAGCAGCAGCTGCTTCCGTGGGCTGGGGGTGCGGTCAGACATTGGCCACCTCCCACACCGCCGTCGATTCATCGGCGCGGATCTTCTGCACCAGCTTCAGGCGGCGGCCGGTGTCTGCGATACGCACAACGCCGCCATCGCGCGGGCTGATCTCGGCCAGCTGCAGCGTGATCCGAGTCACGGTGGTTGCGATTGGCGCGACGTCATCGGGCGTGAACTGCTCGACGGCCTCATCCAGCAGCACCGTGCACGGCACCTCCACGGTCGCACCTGGTGGCAGGTAGAAGGCGCTATCTGCAACGCCGGCGGCGCGGAAGGCTCCGAACGCGACTGCGTCGAAGGCCTGCATGAAAGCTCTCTGATTCAAGGCAGCGGCCTCGCGGTTTCCATCGCCTTCTCCAGCTCGCGCTTCAGGAAGAACGGCATCAGCCGCTTCCAGGTGTCCTCGGCCATGCCGAAGATGTCGTAGCGCGGCGTGTAGGCGGCGGCGTTGGTGAAGATGAAGATGGAGCGGACACCGGATCCGCGTCCGATCCGCTCATAGATGCCCGGGCGCAGCACGCCGCGGCGCTTGGTGATCACGAAGTACTCGCCATCACGGTTGTTTCGTTTGCCACGCCGCCGTTTCTGGCTGACGTTGGTCTGGTTCTGGTATCGGTCCCGCTGGGCGCCCAGCTGCGACAGGATCTTGGTCACCTGGCCGGCCGGCACGTTGCCGAACTGGTTGGCCTGGGCGCCGCGCCCCATCACGGCAAACTGCGTCGGCGACAGCAGGCCTCGGCTCTGCAGCAGCCGCTCGAAGCCCTTCCGGCGGCGCTGACCACCATCCACCTCGGCCAGCAGGTACTTGGCCGGCGGCGTGCCCTTGAAGGCCTCGTCGCGGATGAAGATCTCGGCGTACGGCTGGTCCTTGGTGGCCTTGCGATACATGGCCGCATTGACCGTGAGCGGCGTCGGGCGGTCGAACACCTTCGGTGCCTGGCGCTTCCAGCGCTCGCGGATCTCGTAGGCCACCTTGTTGGCGGCCTGCGCCGCGGCGTAGGGGAGCTGGGATTGCTCCAGCTCGGTCAGCTGTCGCCCGAAGGCGTTGTCGGGGTCGACCCCGATCCTGATCTGGGCCATACACCCTCCTGCCCGGCCCGCCGAAGCGGGCCAGGCACTGCTGGCTTATTTCGCGCCGGCCTTCAGGCGGATCACCGCATCCGGACGGGTGTTGATGTTCAGCGGGTTGGACTGGCTTTCCAGCTCGATGCCCTTGTTCATGCGCATCGGCTCGGTCTTGGTGTAGTAAGGCAGGCCGATGCCCCGCACGGTTTCCAGGTAGTCCGCCGGCGCGAAGCGGGTCAGGAACATGTCGGGCACACCCAGCGGGAAGGCGATCGCTTCACCATCGGGAATGGCCAGCTTACCGCCCGTGCTGCCCGGCAGCTCTTCGAACACGACGTCGCCGAAGACGAAACCCTTGCGCAGATCCGTACGCAGCGCGGCGCCGTCCTGCCAGCGCTTGTAGGCCTCTTCGACGTCCGGGTGATCCACCAGTGAATCGAAGAAGCCCGCGCTGCACAGCACATGGACGCCGGTGTACGGCACACCGCCGAGCTTTTCCTCGATCGCGCGTTTGATCGATACCGCCTTGGTACGGACCTTGGTTTCCGGCTTGTTCAGCTCCATGCCGATGATGATCTGCTTCACGCCGAACTCGTCGTAGAAGTCCACGATCAGCGAGCCATCGGAGTCCAGCAGCTTGCCCTGCAGCGCACCCAGGCGGTGGTACTCGATGGTGTAGTCCAGATCGCGCTTGTGCAGGGCCTGCAGACGGTTGACGACGGCTGCGACGTTGTTGCCCTCCGGGTCATTGACCGGATCCCAAACGCCAAGCAGCTGGTCGGCCATGACAGTGGAGCGCTGCGGAAGGTGGGTGGTTTCCAGCAGCTTCACCTTGCCGCGGTCCAGCCCTTTGGGCTGACCTGGCGCGCCACGCGGCACGTTGGGCACCAGCACCAGCTTGTTGTTCTCGATACCGATCTTCACGATCGTGGTGCCGACGAGGCCTTCTTCCTGGAACAGGCGCATATCGCCCAAGCGAGTGACGATGCGCGGCAGGTTGTTGATGTAAGCGTTGAGGGCGTCGAAGCCCAGCACGCCCAGCGCCAGAAGGGTTTGCAGATCCATGGTGATTTCTCTCTCGGAATGGGATACGAAAAGGCCCCGCCGAAGCGGGGCCAAGGGTCAACGGGTGAAAGTGGCTCTGCTCGGCGGTCAGCCGCCGGCAGCTGCGATGGTGATAGTGTCGCTGGTGGCCTCGTCCAGGTCCGCAGCGGTCACCTTGAGGGTGTAGTCGCCGGCGGCGCTCAGCGTCGCGGCATCCCAGGTGATGACCCCACCCACAGCGGCCTTCGCGCCGCCACCGGTCAGATTGCCGGTGCCAGTGGCCTTGGCCAGGGTGGCGCTGACGGTGCTGCCGGTGACCAGGGCGCCGAAGACATCCTTGACGTGCGCAACGATCGGGCCCAGCGCCACACCGGCGGTGCCGGTCAGCGGCACGGACACGAACACCAGGTGATCGGCAGCGTTCGATGCGATCGGCTGCTGGGTCCAGCGGGTGATGATGCCGGATTCGGCCAGACTCAGCGCGGCCAGCAGCTTCTGGTCAGCGGTGACGCCTTCGGCCCACACAAGCTTCTCGCCGAACACTTCGGCATCGCGCGCGATCGCCGCGCCCTTGACCGCCAGCGCCGCGGGATCGGTGCCGGTGTCGATCGGGCCATACAGCACCTTGACCGCGTCGGTGCCATTGGCAGCGACGGTGTTGTCTGCCTTGAGCAGGGTGCCGGCGGACAGCATGCCCTGCCCGGCCGGCAGACGGATCAGCTCGCGGCTGCGCTCGCCGCCCGCTTCGGACAGCAGGAATTCGCCGGTACGGATGCCGGCCAGGGTGATTTCCATCGTCAGTTACCTCGGGTCTTGTAGATGTGGTTGGGGTTCAGCTGCGCCTTGATGTCGGCGGCGCGTTTGTCGGCCGTAGAGACCGGGTGTGCGGTGACGACCTGGGTACTGCGGCCTTCCTCCGCCTTCATCGACAGCAGCTGTGCGCGCACCGTGTCGAGGTCGGTGCTCTTCTCGATGAAGCTGGCCGCGAGGGTGTCATCGCCACGCAGCGCCGCAGCACAGGCGTCCTGCACTGCGGTCGCGTATTCGATGGCGCTGGCCGCCGGTTCGCCCTCATGCAGAGGGCGGCGCAGCAGGGCCACCGCCAACGCCGGCGGCAGATCACTGGATGCGATTGCAGCTGCCAATGCAGCTGCCGGGTTCGCCACCACGGCTGCAGTCGGCGCGGGAGCGGCCTCGGGCACCGGCGGCGTTGCCGCTGCCTCCGGATCGTCGTCCGAATCAGGGTTGCCCGGCGCGGGCTGCGGTGCCGCATCGGCCGCTCCGAGGTGTGCGACCAGGTCGTGCCAGGTGCCGAGCCGGGTGGCAAAGCCCAGCGCCACGGCGGCCTGGCCGCGGTAGCAAGCCGCCTCGGTTGCGCGCACGGCTTCAGCATCCATGCCGAGGTTGCGCGCCACGGTGTCCACGAACATCGTGCGCATGTCCTCCAGATCGGCCATGGCCTCGGCGTGCGCTTCCTCGCTGAGCGGGAAGTTCGGGTTGAAGTCGACCTTGCGTGCGCCGGCGAACAGCGGGGTTACCTTCAGGCCGATCTGGGCGTTGTTGCCGCTCCAGTCGTGGTGATAGCAGACCACGCCCACCGATCCGACGCCGCCGGTGCGGCTGATCCAGATCTCATCGCAAGCCGAAGCGAGCGCGAAGCCGGCGGAGTACGCATGGTCATCGACCAGCGCATAGACCGGCTTCCGGCCTCGCGCCTCGAAGATGTGGTCGACCAGGTCGAAGCAGCCCGACGCCATGCCACCCGGCGTATCCAGCCGCAGGATGATGGACGTCACCGCGTCATCGTTGAGCAGTTCGTCGAAGGTGTCGCGCACCGCTGCGTAGCTCACCGGCCCCGGTCCGCTGGCACCGGGCATCGGCCGGTTCACCATCGCACCGGACAGGTTGATCACACCGATCAGGTTCTGCGCCACGCCCACCGGCTGCCCGTCGGGGCCGGAAACTTCGAAGCGGTCGGCCTTCAGCACGCTGTCGTCGCTGGTGACCTTCCCTTCCAGATAGCCGCCCACCAGCGCTTCGCCGATGGCCGGCTGCACCAGCAGGGGCTGATTGAGGACCGCGGCGGCGAGCGAGGCCACCACGGGCGCACGGCTGCCGCGACCCAGCATTCGGGCCAACAGGCCAGGCTTACTCGTCATCGTCATTCCTTTCATCGTCGTTGGCGCCAAGGGCGCCGGGTTCGTCGTCCTGCCGGGCACCAGAGGCGTTCGTTCGCCTCGGGTCGCTGTCGTAGCGAAGCCCGGCCGCGTCTGCGCGCTGGTTGTCCTGCGCCTGCTCGGCATCGACCTGTTCGGGATCCTCGCCGGCGCTCAGCACCACCTTGCTGCGCGACTTGAAGCCCGCCCGCACCGCCTTGAGTTCGGAGGTCACGTCCTGCACAGGGTGGCTCCAGGGCCAGCCCTCGGGCACCCACAGGGTTTCGGTCACGTCATCGCGCAGGGCCGCATAGCGCGGCACCTTCAGCAGACCCGCCAGCACCGCCTGGTCCATGAAGGCGTCACGGACCCGCTGGCAGAACATGGGGATCATGAAGAGCCACTGGTCCTGCTCGATGACCCGGCGGAACTCGTTGAGGATCAGACGCAGCGCGCGGTCAGAGACGTTGCGCAGGTCGCCGGTCAGCACTTCATAGGGCACATCCTGGCTGGCAGAGATCGCCAGCAGATGCCCGCGCAGGAACTCGGCATAGTCAGAGCCGGCGCTGGGCGGCTCGGCGAACGTGATCTTTCGGCCGGGTGGCAGCTCCTGCATCGTGCCCGGCTCGAGCCCACCGATAGCCGTGCCGTCGGCATCCTCACCGGTGATCAGATCGCCGATGGCATCGCCTTCTTCTCCATCCGCATTGGCATCGGTGGTGATGAAGGCTGCGAACAGGTTGGCCAGGGCCTGGCGCTCCAGCACCGCATCATCCAGGCGGTCCAGGTTGAACATGCGCAGCAAGGCCGGCGCCGAGCCCGGCACGCCCCGCATCGCGCCCGCACGGTTCGGCCGGTACAGGTGCAGCACCTGCTCCGCCGGCACGCGCACCAGCTCGTTGCCGTTGACTGTCAGCTGCAGGTCGCCCGGGTGCTCCCGGTACATCCAGTAGGCCACCCGGCGGCCGATGCTATCGACCTCGATGCCCTGCCGGATCACGTTGCCGTTGCTGGCCACGCCGTTGTAGTGCTGCGGGCACTGCTCCGATTCGATCAGCTGTACCTGCAGCGGCACAGGCAAGCCGTCCTCGGGCCGCCGGTACCGGATGCGGGCGAACACCTCGCCGGCCTCTTTCCACTCGCGCCAGGCGAGCGCCTGCAGGCCTTCCCATACCAGCACGCCATCGGCGTCAGCGTACTTGCCCCAACGGGTCCACAGCATGGTGACCTTCTTCTTGTGCTCCTTCGTGCCCCAGATCGGCTTTGCCTGGATGCCGGTGGCGATGCCGTTCGACACGCTCTTGTTGAGCGCGCTGACCATCCACGGGTCATTCCGGGCCAGGTGCCGTGCCCGTGCCAGCAGCGTCGGCAGGCCCAGCAGCGATGCGTTGGGTCCGAGCGAAGTCGGGCGGAAGGTGCGAAGGCGGCGGCCGTTGCCGGCGGCGCGATAGCTGCTCTCGGCGGTATCAGACATTGCCGGTTCCCGATTGGTAGAGGCGCACGACGCGGCGGCGCCGCGGTACACCTGCGGCCTGGCCCAGCTCATCGCGCATCTGCTTCAGCAGGCGGCGCATCTCCACCAGGCTCTGGTAGGTCACGGTGCGGTCGGCATATCGGACGCTCAGCACGCCGGCCGCGATCGCGGCTTCCAGTTGTTCGACTTGCTTGGTGGTGAATGCCATTTCAGCGTCCCAGGTACTTGCTTCGGATGACGCGGCGGGTGCGCGTGCGCGGCATTGGCGCCGGCGCGACGTCGTCTGCCCTCACGTCTGGGTTGTCGTCCCACGGCGCGGCCCATGGCGGCGGCGTGGTCCAGTTGATGGCCGGAACCTTCAGCCACAGCGCCATGCCCTCGGCGTAGCCGCACAGGTCGAACGCCTCATTGCGTCGTTTCGCCAGGTTCTCCCAGCCCTTGGCCATCCTCGATTCCGCTGTCAGCTCGGCGTAGAACGCTTCCGGCAGCCAGTCGGGGAAGTGGTAGTAGCCCGGGCCGGGCTCGGCCCGCTTCACGTTGGCGTCGACGGTGTCCTTCAGCCTGTCTACGTTGAGCAGCAGCTGCGGAACATCGCCCTTCGACCCGGATTTACGGTCCCGGCGCTTGCTGCTGTCGGGGAAGGTCTCGCGGAACAACCCGCCCTCGCGGCGAGCATCGCCCTTGATCAGCCTGACCCTGGCGTGCAGCTTCCGGGCCTTGAGCGAACGCCAGAACTCCAGCGCGCGCACCGAGGTGCCCGACTTGCCGCCCCAGTCGATGCCCACGGCGTGGACCGGCATGCTGCGGCCGGTGCCATCGTCCAGCGGATAGCGACGGCTGATGACTTTCTCGACCAGGCGCTCCCAGTCTTCCAGATACTTCGGCGGATCCAGCGGCAGGAAGCCGCCCGAGCCGTCCTCGCGCTTGGACGTGCGCAGGGTGAAGGAATCCACCACCCAGCGCTCCAGTTGCCCTGATTCGCCGATGCCGAAGCCCAGCACCAGCACCACGAAGCGGTTGGCCTGGACATCGACCTCCCCCAGAAGGAACCGCACGCCAGCGGGCACCGCGCCAGCGGGCCAGACCTCGGCGCGCTCCTGCATCTCGTTCGGGTCGCTGGCCGACCGCGCCGCCATCGGTACGTAGTTGATCGCCCCGTCCACGTTGTGCGTGGTCTTCAGCGGGCGCTCTTCACCGGTGGTGGCGAAGGTGCGCAGTGCCTGGAGGTAGCGCTCGATCAGCGATTCCCATGACTGGTAGGACGCAGCGACACCGCCGAGCCAGTAGCTGGCGATGCGCGCCTCCGGCCGTTCGCCGGTGACCGTTCCATCGGCGTGCACGACCTGGCCGTCCGCAGCCCAGACGCCGCATCGGTTCATCCCGTCCTTCCACCGATGCTGCAGCCCGACACCACAGTGCGGGCAGTGCAGCAGCGAATAGTGCCGCGCCATCTTCTGCACGTCGTCCAGCACGACGCGCTCGAGCAGTTCCTCCATCGGCGGCAGCGCGAACCCGTCATAGCCGGGCGCGGCCTGGAACCGCTCTCCGCACTCCGGGCAGGGCCAGTACCAGCGGCGGCGGTCCCCGCGCGCATACAGCGCGGCGATGCCGGCGGCCGGTGGGCCTTGGTGCGGGTGCAGCGGCTTCCACGCGCCGTCGGCGTAGTCCGTTGCCGGGCTCGACTCGGCCACCACCATTCCGGCCGACATGTAGGTCTGCGTGCGCTTCAGGCCCAGGCCGAAGCACTCATCGATCGTCAGGTCGCCCGTGTAGTTGTCCACGTCCGTCATCAGGACGTCGTGGATGTCCTTGCCCGAGAGCACCGACACAGACGGCCAGCCCATGCGCAGCGACATTCCCGACCGGAAGAATTTCAGCAGGATGTTGTCGTCGTGGGCACGCGGGCTCAGCCGCGAGCGTAGCTCCGGGCTGGCGGCGATGCTGCGGGCGATACGGGTCTTGCTGTAGTCCTCGGCCGCATCCTTGGACATCTGCACAACCATGGCGTCGGCCGGGTTGCAGGTGATCAGGTAGGCCAGACGCGCATCGATCAGCGAGATGGTCTTGCCCGACCGCGCCGGCCCTACGAACACCACGGCCTCGTAATGGCGGCTGCCGGTCGTATCCAGCGGCTCGACCATGTAGGGCGTGGTGTCTGGATCCCAGGAACCGGCGGCGCCGGCAGCATTTGCCACCTGCAGCACCCGCGCACCTTCGCTCACCCTGATTCGGCGCGGCGGCCGGATCATCTCGGCAACGCCTTGGCGCACGCTACGCGCTGTCGCGTACGTCGTCATCGGTGATGCCCTCGTACATGGATTGCCGCACGCGATCGCACTCGTCCTGGACCTTGACCACCTGCTCTGGCGTGAGCCCTGCCTTACGCTCGAGCACATCAGGCAACGTGTCGAAGAACTGCACGACCTTCTTCACCAGCTCGGCGTAGTCGGCCTCGACCTCTGCGGCCGGCACCAGCTGCCCTATGGTCGACTCGACCTTCAGGCGCTCGTTCTCCGACTGGTAGTAGGCCCGGCGCTCCATCGGCGGCAGGTCGCGCGGATCAACCACGCCCTCCGCGCCGAACGCCGCGGCACCCGGATTCACCAGCGCAGGGGCTGCGTCGGCCAGGCGATAGACGTCGTGCCCGGCGCGCTTGGTCAGCGGCGGGACGCCGGCCTCCTTCAGGCGCTTGCTGGCCGTTCGGCGGTCCATCCCGAACTCATCCGCCAGCCTGGCCACGGACCAGCCTTTGGTGAATTCGTGGATGTCAGCCATGTTCTACCCGATGCACAGCCTATTCAGGCCAGAAAATGCGGTTTCTCCCGGCAAAAACCGCCAAATGCGTGGCCTGTGGTGGAGCACCCTAGAGGCCGAAATACTGTCTTTTACCGGGGTCCGAATTCCCCCCGGTAGCTGTGGATAAGCCCAGGGGCCCCGCCCCATTCAGCTTTCTGTGGATAACCTGTTGATATCCACTTGTTCCGTTCAGTTTCGCGTTCACTCGCACCGATGTGAAACACAATCGTGAAACATCAGGGCGCGACCGCAGGCAGCGGCACCGTCTTCCCTGCCAAGGCGTGGGTGCAGTCGCTCAGGAACTCGATCTGTCCGTCACGAACGAACGAATGACAGGTGTGGCACATGCTGATGCCGTCCTCGTCAGGGGAGCCCTTGTCGCAAGGCTCGGCGATACCCCTTCGGCGCTCCTGATCGTGCCAGTCAGGCTCATAGCAGCAGCCGCCTCGCGCCAAGATCGACGGTTCCAGCGTTGGCCGGTCGGTGCTGTCGTTGAAGCGCCATGCACTCGGCCTGCCATCGACGGGCAGTGTGTGGTGCAGATTGCAGCCAGGGCATTTGAAGGACAGATGCCCTTCATAGATTTTCACCACGGCCGTCATGGTTGTGGCACCTGGTGAGGCACCGGCTTACCTTGCACCTGGTTGATCGAATCGAACTGAGCCTCGTACTGATCCAAGCAGCGCTTGCGACCATTGCTCACTTCAAACACCGCCGACGGCCTGTCAGCGCGCACCCAGCTGCAGCGCTTGGTCATCGCGGCATCGATGGGGACATAGGTGGCCACCGACACCTCGATGATGTCCGGGGCCGGCGGGTTGGGCTTGGGCGGTACCGACTGACATGCGCCAAGCGTCAGCGCCACAGAGATCAGAAGGATGCGCATATCAGTACCCCTTCAATTCCGGGCAGGCAGAATCGAGCAGCTCCAGGGCTGCCTTGCATGTATCGGGACGCTGTTCGTACCGGCCACGCCATGTGGCTGCGTCCTTCTCGGACGCCTCGACCTTGACGGCCAGGGACCGCAGCGCCTCCGCACTCTCCGCCCGGAGGGCTTCGAGCTTCTCCGCTTCCTTTCTCAGGACTGCGGCGATCTCGGCTAGGCGCTGATCGCGGCTGGCGACGTCGGCCTGCAGCCGCTCACTGTCGGCCTTCCAATCCGCACGCACCTTCACCACCTGCGCGCTGAGATCCTTGATCTTCTGCTCTTTCTCGTAGGCCGATAGGCCAGCGACCAGGCAACCGAACGCCAGCACCCCGCAGCAGACCTTCATCACGCTTCCGGGCTTACGCAACCAGACCAGCGCCTCAGCCGCCCAGCCGACCAGCAGGTCCCAGAGGGCCTTGAAGAACCGAATCAGAACGCTCATGGCTTATCGCCTCCGATGGCGCCGGTAGCTCTTTCCACCATGCGCACGTAGCCGGGCAACAGCCGGCGGATCAGGACACCGGACAGGCCGGCCAGCGGCAGCTGCGGGGCGCCGGCCAGTGCCGGCCAGACGGACGCAGCAACTGCGATGACCCATGCGGCCACGATGGCGTAGGCCACCACTGCCACTGCCAGCGCAGCCCAGCGCGCAGCTGTCTGCAGGAATCGGTGGCCACGCCTGCGGTTGGAATCGGCGGCTACTCGCTCTGCGTCCTTCTCCGGCAGCAACAACACGCCGATCAGTGCGCCGGCCATTGCCACCAGCAGCACGGACTGCGGCACCCCCAGGATAATTCGCTCGGCCTCGCGCAACGCGTCAGCCGTCGCCGGCGCCACCACCGCAGCGGTGAACGTCCCAACGAAGGTTTTCAGGGTGCTCATCGGCTCGGTCACGGCGTCACTGCCCCGCCAGCCTTGCGGTAGGCAGCCATCAGCTTCTCCAGTGCGTGCTCCGGCTGGCCGTAGCCTGCGCCTGGCAGGCTCGCCCAGATGTTACGCACGGCCTTGATGGCGTCTGTGATGCGGCCGGCCTGGATCAGCGGAAGTGCGCGGCGTTCGCGGATCAGCTGGATGGCCCAGAGATCCTGCGACATCGGCCCAAAGTCCGGCAGCTTCAGCAGCGCGCGGTAGTGGGCATAGTCCTTCAGCATGAACTGGTAGCGCCCTGATGCGTTTGAGGTCAGGCCCTTGCTGTTGATGGCCTTCGACTTCCGCCCGCGGGAGAACGGGTGCACCGAGTAGTCGGTGAAGATCTCCGGCACACGGTCGGCACCGGTCACGATCACGTCGTATCCCTGGTTCTTCGTCGCCGGGCTGGTGCTGGTGCCCTCCGACCAGGCCAGCATGTCCAGGAAGGCGACGACGTTGGTGCCGCCGGCCTGTTGAGCGGTGATCTTGGCCATCAGGTGTTCCTGCAGAAAGGTGCCCGCCCCGCTGCCGGCTAGGCGCGAGAGTTGATCCGGTCGGGGAACGGGCATAGATAACGCCGGGCCATGGCCCAGCTACGTGGTGTAGATCAGTTCAGTGCGCGCAACCCCAGCACCGCCGCCGACCGTGTATCGAATAGGAACGCTGACGCGGTGGAATCGATCGAACAGCGCGCGCATCTGCGGGTGATCGTTGATGGTGAGGATCGCCCTACCCTTCAACGCACCCATCGCCGCGGCCAGCTGCTCGTACTCTTCAAGCGGGAATGCCTGGCCATAACCGGTGGTCTGCCAATAAGGCGGGTCCAAGAAGAACAGCGTCTCAGGCCGGTCGTACTTTTCAATGCAGCGCTGCCAGGGCAACTGCTCGATCACCACGCCATGCAGCCGCAGGTGGGCATCGCTCAGATCCTGTTCTAGCCGGAGCAGGTTGATGCGCTTCGCACCAGTCGGGCCCACCCCAAGAGTTTGGCCTTCCACCTTCCCGCCAAAGCTGAGCTTCTGCAGGTAGTAGAACCGGGCCGCGCGCTGGATATCGGTCAGCGTGTCGACGTGCTGCAGCTGTGCCCACCGGTACATCTCACGACTGGTCAAGGACCAGCGGAAGTGCCGGACGAACTCGTCCAGGTGGTTCGCCACGACGCGGTACAGCCGCACCAGTTCGCCGTGCGTGTCGTTGAGCACCTCGATCTTCGCCGGCGAGCGCTCGAACAGCATCGCAGCACTGCCGGCGAAGGCTTCGACGTAGCAGTTGTGTTCCCGCTGGTTGATCAGGGGCAGCAGGTGTTTCACCAGGCGCGTCTTACCGCCCGGCCAAGGGAATAGGGTCTTTGTGTTCACGTCTCAGCTGTTGCGACATACGTTAAGCAAACTGCTCGCGCTCTCCGGAGAGCGGCAGGGCTTAGGCCAATGGCACGCGGCTGAAACGCGTGTACTGCGGCGGCGCCCCGGTGCTGGCAGGCATCGGGGCGTCGCTCTGTTTGATGGTGGGGCGGCGTGGAGTCGAACCACGTGAGTCACAGACGCCGGATTTACAGTCCGGCCCAGCGCCCATCTGGCAACCCGCCCCAGAAACGACGAACCGCAGGTCACTGGACCTCCCGAGTCCAGGCCTGCGGCCGGCGCAAACTGTTACAAACCTACAGCGGAGCGAACAGCGGCAGTCCGCCGTCGCTTCTCGCGATATGCGTTCTTCCGGTGAGCTTCGATCAGGCGCTTCATCGCGAAGACCTTCTGCAGGTCCACATCTTCAAGTGCCCAGTTCTTGACTCTGGACATATGCGCCTCGATGGCGACGTTGAGTGCCTGCTTTTGCGCTACGTCAGCCCAATCAAATCGGAACCACTCCCCATTGGATCCAAACGGGGCCAGTTCAACGTGAAGTTCCTTCTCAATCAACCTGGCCTGGGTACGGCTCATGCACTTGACCATGCCCGCCTTGACCAAAGGGATTGGACACCCGGTCTGGATCGCGCCGATCCGTGAGTAGGGATCGTCACTGACTCCTATCTTCACGTACATGGGGCCTTGCGCATCGCGGGCCATCAACACATACACGTAGCATCGACCGAGGGCCCAGCGACCATTGCAGTCGTACACCCCGTTATGCGCTTTCTCGCCCATGGTCCCAATTGGACAACAAGCCTGGTTCCCAATGCAACTGCGGTAAGGTTCCTTACCGCAGTCGGTCGAATGCGGTAAGGTTCGGCGCGACTGCGGTAATGTTGCTTAACGTTCAGGGCTTCTATCAAAAGGATTGGACATGGCTCAGCTGCTTCAAATCACTCGTACCCACAAGAACGATGCTGGAAAAGTATCAAGCTATACAACAGTAATCTTGGCGGATCAGATTTCATCGTTTGAGTACCGCCCAGACGTCATTTCCCTATCTGTCTATATGAAATCGGGGCAATCCCACGATTTCGTTCGTCTCACGAAGGAACAGGGTGACGAGTTGTATGAGCTGCTGATGGGCTCTCAGCATGATCTTGAACATAAAACCGTCGACTTTGACATCAGGTCCGGAGCCTGATCTCCGTGGGGCGGGACGGCGCCATGCTGTCCCGTCACATAGGTAGGTTACCGATTGAATACCCTGCCACTGAACTCTTTGCGCCCATCCTCCAGCGCCTGTCGCAGCGTCGCGGTAGCAATCCCGTACACGCGTAGATAGTCCCCCTTCCGCATCTTGGCCGCCTTTGCCGCATCCTGTGCGGCGATCTTCCCTTCGGGCCACACCAGGTCGTTCACCGCATCCTGCAGCACCAGCCTCATGCGCCAGCGGTCGGCTGGGTCATCCATTCGCAGCGCAGGCTTTGCGCCGAAGCGTCGCTGCCACTGAATCTGCCGCATCACACGCCTGGCCAGGGAGCGCCCCAGCGATGACAGGGACACTCCCTGCCCGCGCAGCGCCACCGCCAGCACGGCCTGCTTGGCCACCGAATCGCGCATCATGCCGACGGCACCGGCGATGTCGGCAGACGTCAACGGCGGCATGGTTGACCGGCCATCCGATGGCTCGCGGAAGCTCCCGCCTACCAGCATGCGGGCGATCAGCTCGAGCGGATCTCGTTCCAAGGTCGGCTCTGGCACCGGCACTCGGCCATGCACCACCCTGACCGGCGTCGGCGCCGGCATGTAGATCGGCCGGTGTGTCCATGCCCTGCGGGCGCCCTCTTCCGCATCTGCGCCAACATGCAGTTCTCCACGCGCGCTGCAGCGCGCGCAGACCACCTGCGCGGTGCGGCGGCTGCCGGCGCTGCCCCGCGCGCGCATGCGCACGTCGTCGCTGCCGCAGTTGCCGCACGGCGTCAGGTCCACTGCGGGCGCGGCCACTGCTGACATCAGGCCACCTCACAGTTGCTGACCCAGCGGGACCGGCCGTCCAGCCAGACATCCCACAGGCTGCCGTCTACCCGGCACCTGATGGGGCCCTCCTTTCCTTCCAGGTACAGGTGGTGGGTTGCCTCGTCCAGGCTGGGGAAATTGGGAATCATCGGGAGGTCTCCATGGTTGTAACGTTGGATGTGATCAGGGCCGCGCCCTGCTGTTGAAGGAACTGCTGGGCCAGCGCGCGCAGCTGGTTTTCGCCTACGTCCAGCCGCTCCACCAAGTGTTCCCCGGGGCTGCGCACGCCCTCGATCTGCTCGCGCTTCACCCCGAGCACGTCCGAGACGATCGGGTCGCTGCCGCTGTCGGAGAGCAGGAAGTACGCCATGACCGGCTCTGTCTGGCCGTCGCGGTGCACGCGGCCGATGCACTGCTCGTGGACGCCGGGCGACCAGTCCAGCTCGCCGAACACCACGGTGCTGCACACGTGCTGCAGCCCGTCGATGCCAGCACCAGAGCGGAGGCTGATCAGCATCACCTGGCTGTCCCCGGCGATGAATGCCTCCTTCGCCGCCTGCTTCTGGTTCGGCGACTCGCTGCCGGTGTACATGACCGGGTTGTATGCCGCCAGCTTCTCCTGCCAGATGTTGTAGACCTCTCGGTGCCACCCGAACAGCAGCACCTTCTGGCCGCTCTCCAGCAGCAGCCTGACGAACTCGGCCACGTAGGGGGCCTTGGCCACGCCGGTCGCCTGCCGCAGCAGCCGGTCGAATTCGCCGGCGGCCTGCATCTTCTCGCCGCGGTACTGCTCGTTGGCCCGCAGGATGATCCGCGCCAGCGCCGCGGCGTCGCCGGTGATGGCGTCCAGCGCCTTGGCGTCGGCCTCCACCTCGTGCGGGATCTTCGACAGCGCCGGCAGCTCGCGCCCCACTTCCTTGCGGGTGCGCCGCAGCATGATCCCCTGCCGCCGCAGGTACTGGCCGAACTGCTCGGCGTCCTGCAGCTTGGCCTTCTCCCCGGGCGCGGAGATGCACCATTCCCGCAGGAACTCGTCATACGTGCCCAGGCAGCCCGGCAGCAGCGGGTCGACCACGTGGAAGAACTCGCACCCGTAGTTGTAGATCGGGGTGGCGGTCAGGCCCATGCGCAGCCGTGCCCGGCTGGCCAGGTGGCGGCAGGCGCTGTGGATGCTGCTGTCCGGGCTGCGCAGCTGCTGGCATTCCTCGAACACCACGTACTGCGCAATCTCCCCCAGCGTCTCAGCCCAGCCCCGGAGCTTGTGGTAGCTGACCAGGATGACGTCCGGCAGCGTGTCCCACAGATCCTTGATCCGCTGCTTCGGCTGCCGCACGAGCGGGTACGGCGCGCCCTTCCTGATGTGGTGCACGCGCAGCTGCGGCGCGAACTCGGCCAGTTTCTCCGGCCAGTGGTTCGGCAGCGCCGCCGGGTACACCACCACCGCCGGCAGATTGCCCGGCGCGGCCATGGGGCAGATGCCGGTGACCGTCTTGCCCAGGCCAAGATCGTCGGCCAGCAGCAGGCCGCCACGGATGGACAGCTGCGCGCCCGCGAGGCGCTGGTACTCCCGAGGCGGCTTGGCCAGCGTGAACTCCGGAATCTGCACGCGGCCGGCCAGCAGTTCGCCCAGACTGCGCTCCATATCCACGTGCTCGGCGGCCAGCAGCTGCAGCGCGCGCTCCGTGTCGGCATCCATCAACAGCGGATAGCGCTGCGTGAACCACTGCAGCTCCCGGCTGTTCTCGGGTGTGGCCGACAGGTCGATGTGTTCGGCGGCGTGCTGGCGCACGCGTGGAAACACGCGTTTCATGCGCGCGCGCACCTGCGGCTCGCAGACCACCCGCCAGGTGCTGCCGGCGGCGCTGTACAGGAGGGTTCCATAGGTCGTCTGCATCAGAGTGCCTGCCTCTTCAGGCGGATGATGTTGAAGGGCTTGCCCTGCCAGGCCGGCCGGGCCACGAGCGGCCGCTCACCCCAGCGCTCGGTGGTGACCAGCAGCACCCCGCGCACCTGCGGCAGGCTGATGTAGCGCCCGACCTGCCGCAGGGCATCGGCGAGCGAGCCGGCCACCTTCACCTCGATCACCAGGCCGTCCAGCCAGAAGTCAGCGCGGTTGCTGGCATCCAACCGGTACTCGCGCACGTGCGCATGGCCTGCGTTGTCCAGGACGCTGGCCAGAACCTCGTGCAGCTGGATCTCCGAACCGTAGCGATACCCGAACCCGGCCAGCAGCCGGCCGATGCCCTTCAGCTGCAGCTGCTCTTCCATGGCGGTGCCCGGCTTCACCGGTGCCACCTCCTGCTGCATGGCGATCAGCCTGTCCATCACGGCACCTCCGGGCGAGCGCTGATCGCGGCCGCAATGGCGAATCCCATATCGCCGAAAGGCATGTGAGCTCCTTCGGCTGCGGCGATCATTGCCTCAGTCGGCTGCACCGGCACCAGCACGTGGCCCTCGGGCGGCGTGAGTGCGCCGACAATGGCGCGGATGGCACCTCGAGCGCTGACAAGGTCCAACTCATCCACGAGCAACTTGTCGATCACGTAGCGCTTCCCTGCGTCATCTGGGTACATCTCATGAAGCACGACAGCCAGCAGCTCCCGCGCCCGCTTCTCGATGGCGTCCATCAGGAGGCCTCCGCAGCCAGCTGCAGCGCGGTCGCCGCGTCAGCCTGCGCCCAGGTCATCTGCCCCCGGTCGATGCTCTCGGCCAGCCGCGACAAACCCTTTGCGGTCACCAGCACCTGTTCGTGCACGCGCTCCTGTTCGCCCTCGGTCCGCTGCACGCATGCCTTGTGCACCAGCACGCCCTGCTGCAGACGGTTCTGGTAGGCCAGCCAGTTCTTGCTGCCGGCGCGGCGATAGATCCAGCCGTGCTCGGACAGCCAGGCGAACAGCTGGCGCGGCTGCACCTGCAGCATCTTGGCTGCGGTGCTGATGTTGAAGGCGCCATCAGCCTGGGTCAGCCGCAGCAGCGCGCGCACCTGCGGTTCCTGGTACTGCACGCGCGCCTCGAGGATCTCCGCCTTCTCGCTGTAGGACAGCAGCAGCGCGCGCAGCGTCGCCGGATCGGTCAGCGCCTGCATCGGGTCGGGCGCGGGAACGCCGGCCGCCAGCGCGTCGTAGGCGCGGATCACCTGCAGGCTGAAGCTGGGGCTGATCCACATGGCGTAGGCGTAGACCAGCTCGCGCACCACGTAGCTGCCACCGTAGCGGCCGGCCACCGAGTGGACAGGGTAAACCCGGGATTCCCCGGAATTGACCAGCTCGGCCACCAGTTCCTCCGTCTGCTTCAGGCGCTGCCAGTCGCTGGGCTGGTGCCGCTTGGCGCCGCCGGCAGCCTGGTGCAGATCGTTCAGGCAGAACCTGCCCACGTCGTCGCGGCGCACGCTGGCGCCGCCAATCATCATCGCGTTCAAGAGAACACCTCCGTTTTCCAGCCGCCGCCGGGGGCGCGCTGGACTGCCAGGAATCGGAACGGGTACATCTCGGCGGCCACCTTCACCTTCACGCGGGCGTCTTCCTCCCAGAAGCCCTTCACTTCGTGGGCCTCTAGGTCGCCGGCGGCCGTCATCACGAAGAAGTCGATGGTGAGGTGGGTCTTCTCGGCCAACTTCAGCTTCACGGACTCGAATCGGAACCAGGCGATCTCGCCGGCGGCCATCTGCAGCGCGAGGTGCGCGGCATAGGCCTCTTCGGTCTTGTTCATCTCGCCGGGCACATGCCGGGGCCTGCCGCGCGCGACCTTGCCGGCGGCGTCGCCGCTGCCGGTGGACTGAGCCGCTGCCGACGGCCGATAGGCGCGCGGCGCTGTCGGGGCTGGTACGGCGGCAGCGGTGCTGGCCTGGCTCTGGACCAGACGGCGCATGCCCTCCGGCATGTCCTGCGTGGAGGCGTAGCGCAGCGAGCGGGTGGACGTCTTCTTCGGCGGCATCAGGCGGATGCCTCCGCAGCGCCCCACACGCGCAGCGCGCGCTGGCGGAAGGCTTCGAACTCGTGCCGGGCGCGCAGCTGCGCGGCCTGGTGCTCCCGGTCCATCTGCTCGAGCATGCAGTCGAACTCGACGTTGAGCAGGCCCATCAGCTGCTCCATGGAAATGCCGCCCCGGGTGCGCAGGGTCGGCGCCGGTGCCAGATGCGGCATGGCCAGCTGCTGCTGCCCGGACGGCGGCAGGGGCATGCTGTCCACGCGGCCGGCGTCGGTGACCGCCCATGTAGCCTCTGGCCGCCCGTGGCGAGCGCTGACGCGGTTCTCGCAGCGGCTCACCAGCCCATCCCGGTCCAGCTCGCGCAGCAGGCCGGCAGCGGCGGCGGTCGTCAGCAGCATGGCCTCGCGCGGTGCGCCGCCCTCGAGCGCGGCGTTGCCCATCAGCTCCAGCGCTTCGGCCGCAGTGCTGTCGCCGTGGACGCCCAGGCAGAACAGAATCAGCTGCCGCTGGTAGGCGCGGATGTCAGCCTGCTCCATGTGCGCCTCCGAAACCCAACTCGGCAGCAGCGAGCGCCATGGCGCTGCGCGCGGAATCGCGATCGCGCACCTCCAGTGGCTCGTGCTTGGGCGCGGGCAGCGCTTCTGCCGGTGCCGGCACGGCGCCCCCATCCATGACGTGCTTCACCGCCCGCTCGTAGGCGTTGGCCAGCATGCGCTGCTGCAGCGCGCCGCTCTCTGCAGTGCGGTAAGCGTGCAGGTCCAGCTTCGACCGCACCAGCACCGTGAACCCGCTGTGGGCCTGACCCGGTTGCATCTGGCCGTCGACTTCGGCCAGCGCCGGCACGCCCAGGCACATGGCGCGGAACTGGCCGGGGTTCGGTGGCCACTGCAGCGCGCTGCGCAGGCAGTTGCCCAGCCCTTCCGCCACCTGCCGGGGGGTGATGCCAGACATCACCTGGAACCACAGCTCACCGGCGGTAGTCAGGCTGCCCGCGTTGTTCACCGGGGCTGTGCCGTTCTCGCGCACCCACTTCCCGGGGAACATGCCGGCCATGCGCTCCCACACTGTCCACAGGGCGCTCACTGCGCGCTGGTCCGGATCAGTGCTGGACGCACTGGAATTCGCCTTCGATGACGTCGCCGCCTGCTCCGCCAAAGCCGCCAGCTGCCGCGCGCTGTTCGTGGCGTCGTCGCTCCTCTGCGACGTGTTCGGCAGAACCGAGTTGAGGGTTTGCATTGGGGCCTCCGGGATTGGTGGTGTTCGTCGGCGTTGCGCCGGCGGCTTTTCGGCTTCGAGCGGCCTGGATTGCCCAGGGGAAGGGCTTGGCCACAGGTGGGGATCGGGACAGCGCCTCGGTGACGGTGTCGGCCAGCTCCTGCGGCGTCACGCCTTCGGCCAGCGCGGCGATCAGGTCGGGATGGCTCGGGTTGGTCGAGTGGCAACCGGCCTGGCGCATCAGCACGCACGCACGCCCCGCATCGGACGCACCGCTCAGAGATCCTTGAGCGTGCAGTGATGTATCTGGAGTAATAGATATGGGGTCTGGGGTCTGGTTACCCGTGTTCACGCCTGTGTTCACGCCCCCTGTCACGCGTGACTCTCCGTGACTTGTCACGCGTGACAGGTGGGCCGAAGTCACGCGTTCATCGCCAGTCACATGCGTGACGTGCAGCGCCTTCAACTCCGCCATGGTGGCCATGCCGCTTGGCACGACACCCACGTTGCGTAGGTCTTCGAACAGCATCGTGCGCCGCGCGCGGGTGCGCGCCTGCCGCTCTGCCTCGGCCTGCTTCCTGTCTTCCCGGCGCCCCTGCCCGTCAGCAATTCGGACCTGAGCGGTGGCGATCTGCTCGTCGCAGCGCTTGCTGTGGCGCAGCCCATCTTCGGCCACAGGGAAGTAGCGCTCGGCGACCTTCTTGACCGCTACCTTGTCGGCCGTGCTGATGGCACCGGCGATGACATACAGCTCCCCCAGGCTCTCGGGCAGCGCCTCCTCTTCCGAGTAGTAAGCCAGCATCAGCTTGAAGTAGACGCCGTGGTCCGTCAGGGACAGCCGTGTGGTGTCCTTGAGGTAGTCGCCGGGGTACATCTCGAAGTAGATCACGCTCGATTCCCCATGCCACGCAGCAGCGGCGCCATCGCCACCGGCTCCGGCGTGTGCGAAGGGCACGGGTTCCTCGGCACTTCGGCCAGGCACAAGGCGTCGGCCAGGCTGCTCCGCCAGCGGAACGCCGTAGAGCGGCTGACGTTGAACCGGTCCTGCACCTGCTGGACCGTGGGGAAGTTGGTGCAGCACGCGCTCACCCACAGCGCGAAGTCGATGACGATCCTGGTCTGGCACTGACCACTGAGCGCCGCCTTGCGGCGGTGGTCGGGCGCGCGCGCCGAATCAGGCACGTCGCAAAGGCTGCTGGTGCGCTGCGGGCCGCAAACAGTGCCCAGGCTGGCGAGCGGGCTCATGCTGCCTCTCCTGCCCGGCCTGCAGCCGGAAGATGCCGCCCGAGGGCAGAAGCCAGCGGCTGGGCGGCCGGCATCCTGCCGCGCGCGGCCGCGGGGTCATGCAGGTCGTGCAGCGCGGTCAGCCAGCGATAGGCCGTGGCGCGGGAGAGGCCGAACTTCGACTGCAGGGCTTCTACCTGCAGAGGCTGCGGCTGCTCCTTCGCCCAGAGCACGACATCGACCATGGGCAGCAGCTGCACCACGTTCTCGGGAATGCGGCGGCCGGCGGCATCGAACTCGCCGACCACAGCAATCGCCCAGCTCACCATCGCGGCGGTGCTCATTGGCTTCCACCGCTCACCGCGCGCGGTGCCAGCTCCTGCAGGTGGCCGGTGACGTACTGCCTGGCAGTGGTCAGCTCGGCTTCCAGCTGCCCCATCTCATCCAGCGCGCGGCGCATCTCAGGGATGTCCATCGCGCAGATCCGGCCGTCGGCCAGGATGTTGGTCAGCGCCTCGAGGGTGTGGCCAAACTCCACCGACAGGCGGGCGACGGCCAGGACGCCGGCATGCGGCTCCATCATCGGGATCCGCGCGCCGAGGAAACCATAGCGCTGGGCCAGTTCGCGGGAGCAGGCGTCGCGCCACTGCGGCGGCAGCGCGCGCACCCACGACTCTTCAAGGTCCACCGGCATTTTGACCGTGCCGTTGCGAATGCGGCCGACGATCTGGGCATTCGCTTTCAGCGCGCGCTCGATGCTGTCTGCATCGGTGCCGGCATGGAAATGGATGATGCGCTCGGTCGGGGCCACATCCGCCAGGTACTGCTCGGCGATGGCTTGGGCAAGGCTGCTGTCGGTATGGCCGCTGTTGCGGACGGCGTCGGTCGTGTGGCGGAACACCACCGCGGAGCGGGGCTCGTGGTACTGAGGATCAGGCTTCATTTACGCACCTCGGGAGGCGATGCAAAGTGGTCGCCATGGACAGGACGACCGGAATTCAGGGGATAGGCAGATGGCGCAGCTCGGCAGCTCGGCAGCGCGCGGCGCATGGGTAACAGCTAGGCCGCGTCGACCGGCACGATCCGATCTGCATCCGGATCGTCCTCGGCGGGCCGCTGGAGCGCCTGGAAGTGGGCCGGCATCAGCACGAAGCGAAGCTTCAGAGCCCACAGGTCATCGATCTGACCGTCAGGCCACTGGTACACGGCCGACGGCGTGATACCGAGAGCGCGCGCAAGCGCGGCGGCATTGCCGTCGTAGGCGGCAATGGCTTCTTCCTTGGTGATCCGGGGCATGTTCATAGCCCCATATAAGCACGCTTCCATTGTGGATGCAAGCACGCTTACTTAACGGACTAATAAGCTCGCTAACATGACTACTGCTCTCGCCACCCGCCTGAAGCGCGCACGCACTGAGTGCGGCATCACCGAACCCGCCGACGCCGCGCGTCGTGCTGGGATCACTGCATCAGCTCTCTATCAGCTGGAGGACGGGAAGACGAAATCGCTCAGCGGCGAAACGGCGGTGAAGTTGGCCCGTGTCTACAAGCCTTTCCGGGTCGAATGGCTGATCACTGGCGAACTGCCTGAGCGCTGGGACGAGTCTCATGGATCCTCGATATCAGTCAGTGAGACACCCGCTGGCTATGTTCGCCTTCGAGTAATGGAAGGCGAGGCTTCAGGGGGCTTTGGCGCAATGAATCAGGATTACCCGGACGTGGTCCGGGAGCTCGACATCGCAGAGTGGCAGGTTCGCCAGCAGCTGGGCTTCGTGCCCGAGGGTGATCGCGTGCGCCTGGTGACCGTGCGTGGGGATTCGATGTATCCCGACATCAAGAATGGCGACGTGGTGTTCGTGGACGTCGCCAAGGACTACTTCGACGGCGATGGCCTGTACCTGATCAACCTGCACGGACTGACCTACGTGAAGCGCCTGCAGCTGCTGCGGGATGGGCTGCACGTCATCAGCACCAACCGGAAGTACCTGAGCGAGGTCGTTCCGCCGCACGAGGCTGATCAGCTCCACGTGGGCGGAAAGATTCTGGGCCTGGCACTGCTGCGAAGCGCGCAGGAAGTCTGACGTTAGAACGACTTGGTCTGTGCTTCCTGGCGCGCCGACTCGCGCGCCTGTTGCTCTGGTGTATAGATAGATATCAGACCGGAATCGATGGCCCCTACGATCCCACTAAAGTGGACGTAGACCTCGGGTAGATTCCACACCGCTTCGGGGCTTGAGAACTTGGCCCCAACCCCGGAGACAACTTCACTGGTCCCCTGGATCGTCGGCTTTCCAAGCTTCTGCTGCAGCTGTTCAAAAAGCTGCTGGGCATGCTGAAACCCATCCGTCTCAACCCTCAAGCCTTCGATCCTGCCGTCTACAACAACCGCTCTGACGGAACGGGTGCCTGTAGGTCTCTTCTTATCAACAGGGACCACAGGCAGCGCGTCGTTGTCCCGCAGGTTAGGGCGCGGATTCTGGCGCATGCTCATGGTCGCCCAACACGCTGATTCGATTGAGGACAAGTCGTATATTGCCCCGCCGTAGACTCGCTCTATGGGGCACTCCCGCACGAGTCGTCCACCGACAAAAATTCCCATGAACTCAAAGCCGGTGTTCGGCCTTTCATCGGATCGGCGGGATGTATTCGCTTTCTCAACAGAGATAGCCTGCCGTTTGACCTCGCCTGGCGCGGGAGTCTGGGCACCGGCAGTTCCAATAACCCCAAGAGTCAGCAACACCAACGATTTGCGCAGATCCATCCCCATTCCTCGTGCTCCTTTGAGGTAGTAGCGTAGAAGCACGCTGAATAAGCGTGCTTGCATTCTCCGTATTAGCGTGCTTTTATAGCTCCGCAGCCGGCTTCTGCCGCCCACGGAGAGAAACGCAATGCCCCTGTCCACCAGCAACCTGCGCTCGGCCCGCCTCGGCCTTGTCGCCCTCGCCTGTTTCATCGTCCTGGCCGTTGCGGCTTGGGCCTCGCCCGGCGACGAGCCGGCGGCTGATGCCGCTGGTGACGCCCCGGATGGGCTGGTGATCACCAGCCCGCGCATTTGCGCCGCCTTGGCGGTGTACGAGCTGGCCTCTGCCGACGACTGGGGCCTGCGCGCAACCGTCGCCAACACCAGCCTCAACGCCTTCCGCTCCGCAGAGCGCGTGCCCGACTGCGCCCCCGGCATCACCAAGGCCCTCACCCACAGCTTCCAGCCCGAGCGCTGGCAGCTCGCCCTGGACGCGGCCGACGCCGTGCTGAGCGGCTCCTACCAGGTCTCCCCGGCAGCATGCGTCCGGGCCAATGCGGTTGTCCCCCTGTCGACCGCAGACGGCAAAGAGCCGAGCACATCCCCCGTGCTGGCCCGGGCGCAGTGCGTGATGTACGACCTGGCCTTCATAGAGGTGGCGCCGTGATCGCCGGCCTGCGCACCGAGCCGCGCGCCGCGATGGTCGGCGGCCAGCGCCTACCGCTCAGCCCCACCGAGTCGAAGGTCCTGCAGCTGATCATCGACGCCGGCGACACCCCGGTCAGCCGCGCGACGCTGGAAGAGAAGCTGTACGGCGCCGCCGGCAGCAAGTCGAACACGGTGCAGGTGACCGTATGCCGCCTTCGCCAGAAGCTGATCCAGCACGGTTACAGCATCAACGCGACCCGCAGCCGCGGCTACACGATCAGCAAGGACGGTGCCGCGTGATCGCCGTCATCAGCTACCCGCTGGCCGAACGCGCCGCCGGCGCCGCCAAGGCCGTGGCCGCCGCTGCCGCCGGCATGGGCTTCACACCGAACCAGGTGGCCGCTGCCGCCGACGTTGCAGCCTTCGCCGTACTGGACCGCCGCGCCAGCGCCGGCCGCGCCATTGCCGACGTGCGCAAGACGCTGCGCCGGATGCAGCGCGTCCAAGGCGGTGCTGCGTGAACCTCAAGGCCGACAACCAGTCCAGGACGCTCGCTCGATTCCGCGCGGACACCGCGGAGCACCAGCTGGAGGTGCTGCAAGACAATGGCCTGTATCGCCATCTGAAATTCAGCAGGGGCGGCAGCAGCATCTACCGCTTCGACATCGTCACCTGGCCGGGCTACTTGGCGATAACAGGCGATATGGGCGAGTCCGTGTTCACCCGACTGCCCGACATGATCGAGTTCTTCCGCACCGACCAGCGCAAGGATGAAGCGCCCGAGACGCTCACCATCAACCCCGGTTACTGGGCAGAGAAGTGTGTTGCCAACAAAGGGGACATGCGGGAATTCCGCGCGGAACTGCTCGAACAGGTAGTGAGGGAGTCGTTCGACAATTTCATTGACGACAACATGGTGGATGGCGAGGACGGTGCACCCAACACCCAGCCGAAGTGGGCATCACAGCTGTGGATTGACCTGCGCAGTGAAGTGCTGTTGCTTGAAAACGAGTCCGTGGCTGCAGCCATCGAGGCCATGGAGAGCTACAAGCCGGACAGCAACACCGGGTTCGCCAGGTTCAGGTTCAGTGAGCCCTGGGAACACGCGTCCTCGATGCAGGACTACACGCTCCACTTCTACTGGCGCCTCTTTGCCATCGCACACGCGGTGAAGGCATACGACCGCTGGAGTGCAGCCCAGTGACCGACCAGGACTTCTGCGCGCAGATGCGCATCGGCATCCCACCCATCGCGCCACCGGCAGCGCCAGCGGCACACCGCTGCGAATGCGACCCGGCCAACCACCACGTCTGCGACGACTGCGACGACTGCGAGGCCGTCGACCACGCGCTGCGCCAGCACGCTCCGAGTGAGGACCACGCCGAATGAAATCCCCTGGCATCAAGCTGCCGGCACCGGCACTGACCCCTGACCAGCGCGCGGCACTGGATCGCGCCAAGAAGCCGCGCCGGCACCCGTACCGCATTCACCATGGCAGCGGGCAGCAGCAGCGCGAAGCAGCAGAGCTGCCGTGAGCGTATCGCGCCCGGCGTGCACAGGATGGTGCGCTGATGGCCGGCCTGCACTGTCTGGGCGGCGGCCACGACGCGGTGATCGTCAGCACGATCACGCCGACGGCCGAGCAGCGCCTTGCGCGGTACCGGTCGGCGCTGGCCGCCCACCCCGACCGCTTCCACGGACTGCGCGTGCAGTTCGGCGAAGTGCACCAGCGCGCGATGAAAGCCGGCCGCCGCATCCATTACGCAGGTTGGCAGAAGCGCATGCCGGCGCTGTGGCCGCCCATCGGCCGCGACTGACGCGCAGGTCGGTGCCCATGGACCACAGGAACCAGCTCGACATCTTCGACCACGACCCCGCCCGGCTGGCCAAGGCGAATCGCGCCGCCGCCGAGCACGCCCTGACCGATCCGTTCTTCTCCGCAAAGGTCCGCCAGGACCGGCACGACCACTACATCGCCGAAGCCGTGCGCCTCGAGCGCCTGGCAGCAATGGCCGCGCCGCCGGCCACCACCACAGCCTGAGATCTCCCGATGAAACAGCCTCAGCCCAGCGCCTCACCCACGCCCCACCCCATTCCAGACAGCGCGGTCGAAGCATTCCGTGCTGCCTATGTCGCCCATGGCTCCCAGAAGGGCTATGCGGACGCCATCCGTGCCGGCCTGGCCGCAGCAGCACCGCTGGTCAGCCAGGACGCAACGCTCTCGCTCGAGCTGGAGGCCCACGCCCATTTGGTGCGACAGCTGGATGCTGCGCTGAACGGTGAAGCCGCTGCTGCGCGTGCGCCCTTGCTGGCTGATCTCCTGAGCCAGTGCCAGGCCGAAGCCCGGCGCCGGCACGGACCCGTACTGACGACGATTCCCGGCTTTACTGCAGCTCACCTGCGCAAGGTGTACATGGACCTCGCCGACAGCGCGCGCACCCTGAGTGATACGGCCATGGCCATGAGCGACAAGACTGTTCGCGAGCTGGTAGGCATGGGGATCACTGAAGCGTTCCTGCTGGCGGACACCACGCCGGAGGCCACCCCGTGACCGCCACCGATCTGCGTCGCAATGCGCACGTCCTCGTGCTGCAGGAACTGCGCTCCCGGTTCACCGAAGCCGGGAGCCCGTCGCGCACCGCCGCACTGGATGCGGCTATCTCGGCCCTTACCGCAAGCCAAGCTGTGTCCGGTCAGCACCCGGACGACCGGGCGGTCGACGAATTCGCCATGAGCATGAAGGACAAGATGGCCGCTGCGCGCGCCAAGGGCCGCGGCGGCTGGGAAGATCCGGCGCAGTGCAGCGCCGATGAACTCAGCCGCATGCTGCGGGACCACGTGGACAAGGGTGACCCGCGCGACGTGGCCAACTTCTGCATGATGCTGCACCAGCGCGGCGAGCCGATCGTGCCGCAGGAAGTGCAGCTTCCCGACAACGAAAGCGTGCGCCAGATCCTCGGCCGCCCCAACTTCGCCTGCATCGAGCTGGCCGGCATGCTGCGGATGCGCGGCGACGTAATCCCGCACCGTGCCGAGAGCGAGCAGGCCGCCGTGCTGCGGTTCCTGCTCAACTGCTACCTCGAGCTGCCTGACCGCTGGCACGACAACGTGCGAGACAAGCTGCGCAGAATAGAAAGCCAGGCAGCGGAACGTGAGCCGAACAGCGCTCCTAATCGGCTCACCGATACGGCGCAGGAATGCAGCCAGGTGGTGCGCAATGGCTGAGCGCACGTGCCCCCTGGCCGATGACGCCACCCGCACCGCTCCATTGTTCACGCTGATCGAGTTCAACCCGCGCCGCCACATCCGTGGCGCCGAGGCTGCGCGTGTGAACGTGGACTATGGCCGCGGTGACGCCGACCTGCTCTGGATGTCGGCCGCCGACATTCGCCGGAACATGATGCTGCATGGCAAGCACCCGGAGCTGATCAAGGCCATGGAGTGCTACAGCCGCCCGTTCCACCACTATCCGCCTGCCGCGATGCCGGTGCTGACCGACCTGGACGCCGAGGTGCGCAATGGCTGACCCGATGCTCACCCGCATCCAGGTCCGCGCTGATGGCGAGTACGGCAGCTTCTATGTGCTGGAAGGCAGTGAACAGAGCGAGGACGGCACGACCCGGCACTGGTGCGAGCTGACCTGCAACACGTCGTTCGGTGTGGTTGGCCACACCTGGGGACACATGGGCCGGCCGGCGGCGCAGTTCTTCGCCAAGACCAGCGCCGGCTATCTCCTGAACAAGCTGTGGGGTCCGGACTACCTGGTGTACGACGAAACCACCGCCCGCAATGCGTTAAAGGAGCACCTACTGCGCGAACGTCGCGACGACGATCTGAGCCACAGCCGTGCACGCGAGCTTTGGGACGAACTGGCTGATGCCGATCTGGACAGCGAGCATGCGCACGTCCTATTCATTTACAGCGATCCCTACTGGACAGAGATTTTCACTTCTGGCGATGGGCCCGACTACAAGCAGGAAAACCGGCAAGCCACTGGATTCTGGAAGTACCTGTGGCCGGGCTTCCTGGAAGAGCTGGCGCAGCGCGCGGAGGCGGTCGTCCATGGCTGAGGCACAGAGCGAGCGCGTGATGCACCGGGAGATCGGAATGGATCTCGCAGAGCGTATCGTCTTCGACCTGCTGGAAGGCGGCTGGTCGCGCCAGTCGCTGCGGAATCACGACGCGGCCGGGCCGACCCCGTGCGGAACCGCCTTCTATCTCCTGCGGGATGGGGGGATTGCCCTCGCCTACTTCCCCATCACGGACTTTACTGACGTGAACGGGCGCGGCCTGCTCTTCTCGATTCGTGAGCTCTTCCCGCCGGTCCACAAGTCTGCGCACGGCGATGTGGAGAGCTTGGTGCCTTTCGCGGTGGGCGACTTGGTTCTCTCGATGGACCGCCATCTGAATGGCTCGTGGCACTACGAAGATGAGGTACGGGCCAGCGAGTGGCACCTTCTGATTCCCGTTTTCACGGTCGTCGCCGTGCGGCCGCGTCCTGGGCACCACACACAGTTCGGCGGCAGGGACTACTACCAGGTGAGGATCAAGGACCGCGTGGGCGGTGGTAGTGGCTTCCACGACCTTGTGCCCATCGCCGGCAGGCCGTGGCAGATGCGTGGCGAGGGAGAGTGCCTGATCCGCATAAAGCCCACTCCCTTGGCTGTCGCTGCGCCTCTGCCGGCGCTGCCGGCGCTGCCGGCCCAACTGGACCTGTTCGCATGACCGCCTTCAACCAGGCCAAGCACACCGCGCGCGTGTTCCTCTCGGAATGCCGCGCACGCCGGCACGGGCACGGCTTCTGGTTCGCCTTCAACGCTGCACAGCGCGCGCGCAGACGCGCCTCTGCACCTGCACCACTGCCGGCGCCGCCGGCCCAACCGGACCTATTCGCATGATCCACGTCGGGGACTGTCGCTCGATCATGGCCAGCATGGAGCCTAATTCCATCGACGCGATCGTGTGCGATCCGCCGTACGAGCTGGGCTTCATGGGCAAGGCCTGGGACTCGACTGGGGTTGCCTTCGATCCGGCGACGTGGAAGCAGGCACTGCGTGTGGCCAAGCCCGGCGCCTTCCTGATCGCGTTCGGTGGCAGCCGTACTCACCACCGCGTCGCCTGCGCTATCGAAGATGCGGGCTGGGAGATCCGCGACACCATCATGTGGATCTACGGACAGGGCTTTCCGAAGAGCCGCAACGGGGAATGGGGAGGAACCGGCCTGAAACCAGCCCACGAGCCGATCGTACTGGCCCGCAAGCCTCTGGCTGGCACGATACAAAGCAACCATGCCGCCTACGGCACCGGCGGCCTCAACATCGATGCCTGCCGGGTTCCAACCGATGACAAGCTCGGCGGCGGTGATCAGTCCCCGGCTCTGAAGACCGGTGCTGATGGCTGGAACCGTCCATGGATGCAGAATGTCGATGCCAAGGCCGCCCACGCTGAGCGGTGCAATGAAAACGTGGCCAAGGCGGAAGCTCTCGGCCGGTGGCCGGCCAATGTCATCCACGACGGTAGCGCGGAAGTACTCGCAGCTTTTCCGCATGCACCTGGCCAGAAGGCGAACATCAGCACCAGCGCGGAGAGCGAACGCCTGCGTCATGTATACAGCGGTGGCCAGCTGAAGCGCAGCGGCGAACAGAGTGCTGACAGCGCCAATCACGGTGACGTGGGGTTCAAGATGAAACCCGGCGCCCGCCGCGCGGACAGCGGAAGCGCGGCTCGATTCTTCTACTGCGCCAAGGCCACCAGGAAGGACCGCAACGAAGGCCTCGAATCTGGCGCGGTACCGGTAACGCGAGCCGGCGCGACCATGCGCGAACGCGAGACCGCTGACTGGTCTGCGCGAAACGGGAATCACCACCCCACGGTGAAGCCGACCAGCCTGATGCGCTACCTCTGCCGCCTGGTCGCTCCAGCCGGCGGCTTGATACTCGACCCCTTCACCGGAAGCGGGAGCACAGGCTGCGCCGCGATCGCCGAAGGCTTTCAGTTCGTTGGGATCGAGTTGGATCCCACCTATGCAGCAATCGCCGAGGCGCGGTGCAACACCGTCCAGCCCGGCCTGGCACTTGGAGAAATTGCATGAGCCCTGGCCCCAGAGCCGCAGCCGTGCGCGCCGCACTGCGCGGCGCCGCCCCCGCGAACGCGTCAGTCCGCGACATGATCCGTCGGTACTGCCGCGAGCACGGACAGCCGCTGGTCTGTCTCGCCCCTGCATGGAAGTGCAAGACGCTCAGCGTGTGGCGGGTTTTCGGTCGCAGGCGGCCGCTGCTACCCCGCCAGGTGGAGGGGGTCATCTCTCTGTTCCAGCTGGATGAATTCGACGCCAACGACCTGCGCCTGCGAGCCGCGCGCGAGGCCGGCTGGAACATCGACCCATCGATGCTGCTGCAGGGGGATGCTTGAGCACCAGCAACACGAGCATGAAGGCAGGGGAGCCGGTGGTCAGCGACACGTTGCGTGCCATGCGCGATGCAGCGCGCGCCGGCGGCGCGGTGCCTGCCGAGCTGGTTGGCGAATGGTTCCAGGCAATCCGGGATCAGCTGTATGCAGAGCAGCGGCCGGTGCGTTTGGAGACATGCGCATCTGGCTCCCCCTACTGGATTGAGGTGGATGAACGTGGGTGGCACCGAGCGCGGAAGCAGAGGCACAGGCTGCGCGCCCTCTACGTCCACCCTCTGCCCGAAGAGCGCCGCAAGGGAACGCTGGATCACATCTGGTCCGCTGACCGAACCCACTGCACCAGGTGCAACTCGCCGCATGACTGGGCAGATCCATTCTGCGATCCCCCGAAAGAACCGGTACGCATCGCCCCGAAGCGGCAGCCATACAACCCTCGCTGGGTACTGCCTGCCTTGGACCGCCTGCAGCTCGCCCTGCGGCGGGAAAGCAAGCCAGAACGCGACAACTGGAACCGTCAGATCGAGCAGATGCGCAGATCCATCGAAGAGCACACGAAGGAGGCCCAGCCATGAACACCGAACAACTCACGCAGACCAGGCCGTCCCCGCTGGCCCACCAGCACCGCAGCGCGATCGCGGTTGCAGCTGCGCTTGAAACCGCCCTGACCAGTTCAGAGCAGAACTCCGCCGGCGGCTGGTCGCTGACCTTCACCTTCGCGGGTAAGGCGCAGCTGCAGGCAGCACGCGACGCCTGGCGCGCGTACGCATATTCCACGATCGACGCACCGGTGCCGCTGGCGGCAACGGCGAGCCAGAGGCTGACGGCCCAGATCGGGCAGGCGCTGTTTAACGATCCCACCATGGACCTGATGCAGATCGCCAACCAGGTGATCTGCGCACGCGCGGCATCGCCGATGCCGCTGCTGCCGGTAGTGAACCCTGAAGCAACGGAGGCCAGTCATGGGCGCAGCTGA